CCGGAAATTATTCAGCGGCAACCAATACCGGAAATTATTCAGCGGCAACCAATACTGGAAATCGTTCAGCGGCAACCAATACCGGAAATTATTCAGCGGCAACCAATACCGGAAATTATTCAGCGGCAACCAATACCGGAAATTATTCAGCGGCAACCAATACCGGATATCAGTCAGCGGCAACCAATACCGGATATCAGTCAGCGGCAACCAATACCGGAGATCAGTCAGCGGCAACCAATACCGGAAATCGGTCAGCGGCAATTGTAGAAGGAAAAGAAAGTATTGCATTAGCTACAGGAATTAATTCAAAAGCTAAAGGAAAAATTGGATGTTTTATTGTTTTAGCAGAGTGGAAAGAGATCAATTATGAATATCATATTGTAGATATTAAATCAGCAAAAGTAGATGGAGAAAACATTAAAGAAGATACTTTCTATATGTTGAAAGATGGGAAATTCGTAGAAGTAGATTAAGTTGTCCTGGAAGGTGCTGACACACCAACCAGGACGGTATCTAACTAAGAATGAGTTAGTTAAATACAGGATTATTATAACACAACCTCCTGTATTTGACAAACAAAAATATAACAGGAGGACTTTTTATGCAAAAAAATGGCGAAAATCAGCCACTTTCCAGTGAAATCATTGCTGATCTGGAAGAAAAGCTGATGGCAAGAAATGTAATTATCGCTATTCTGGCAACTGCACTTGCAGTAACCACATCCAGAAGAAAGTGAGGACAAAATGAAAGAGGTGGTAAAGACAATAGGAGAAATATTTGTAGGGATAGGGATGTTTACAGTAATCTTCTCAATTACATGGATGCTTACATCATTTGATGTTATCGGGGTGTTTTTCGTATCAACAGTCTTATTCTCAATAGTGTTTCTTCCTATTATATTAGGAACGGAGGAAAAGTAAATGCAAAGATTAAATAAAGTAAGATTATCCGGTAGAGCCGGGGAAATAGTATTCAGCCACGAACATTACGGAAGATACTATTACAAATTCATGCTGACAGTTATTCGTAAAAGTGGTGCAGTAGATATGTTCCCAATCGTTATAGAAGATTCCGTTGTACGTGACAATGATTATAACGAAAAAGAGATTGTTGTAACAGGAGCAATCAGAAGCATGGACACTTCTAAAAATCCGAATAAGCACCACAATGTTAATTATATCGCAGCTGACAAGGTGGAAGTTCTGGAAGAACAAGTTCCGGAGGGCGATATAAACGAAGTAGAGTTTATTGCCAGAAGTTGCACGAAAGAACCATATGCAAAACTTACACCAGTAACGCACAGGAAAGTTTCAAATCTTTTTGTAGCAATTCCAAGAGATCATTCGGAAAGAGCAGATTTTATTTGCTGCAATTTATGGGGAAAAGGTGCTGATCTGGCGGTAGAGGTTAAAAGAAATGATTACATTAAAGTAAACGGAAGGTTAATGAGCCGTGATGTTTATGTTAATGGGGAAGAAACGGAAACAGTATATGAGATTTCCGTAAAAGAAATGGAGAAATTGGAGGATGAAGAATAATAAGAATGAAGTTCAGATATTTGGCGTAATAATGGATATTCAGCCAGGAACGTTTTTCAAGGACGGAGAAAAATTCGTAAGATTCTATATTGGTGCAAAGCGTACCAGTGGGAACGTAGATTTGCTTCCAGTAATTGTTGAAGAAAAGCAGACGGAAGGCTTAAAGATTGGAAAACACGTCTATGTTGAAGGAAGATACAGTTCTTCAAACAAACATGAAAGTGGAAAGTCACATTTGATTCTTGAAATCAAAGCGGAAACAATCTGGTGTGGAGATGGTGATGGGAGTGCAGAAGGTGAAAACAAAATCATTTTGGAAGGTTATCTTTGCAAACCGCCTGTGTACCGCAGAACACCAAGAGGAAAAGAAATCTGCGATTTGATGATTGCTTGCAACGAATATGAATTGCGAAGAACAGATTATATTCCGTGCTTAGCATGGTTGAATAAAGCTAGAGAAGCTGCTGATTTCAAGGTTGGAGATTTCGTAAAAATAATCGGAAGAATCCAGAGCCGAATTTATCGGAAAAAATTATCTGGTGATGAAATAGAGCTTAGAACTGCATACGAGGTATCAATAGGGAGGATAATCGAGCATGAAGGTGGAAGTGAAAAAGATTTCGTTGGAGAATTACAAGAAGTTTCCGAGTAAGTCTGTAGATTTGTTTCCAAGAACAGAGATTTCCGGCAGAAACAGAGAAGGAAAATCCACATTACAGGACGCATATTTGGACGTTCTGACAGGAAAGATGGCAAATGGTACAGAACCTACTTCTATTCGTAGAAAAGAAAATGGTGTGGAAGTGCCAAAGGTTGATGTTGTAAGAGAGCTTACGCTTTCGATTGATGGAAAAGAAAAAGTAATCCGCAAAATCACAAAACAGAAGTGGAGAAAACCGAGAGGACAGTCCGAAGAGGTGTTCGATGGAAATGAAACTTCTTATGAAATTGACGGATTCCCGGCTAAATCAAAGGATTATACCGAGTTTATCCAGTCAATAGCAGAGCCTTCAACGCTTCTGATGTGCAGTAATCCAAAACCATTTCTGGACACATTACAGAAGTCAACCGCAGAATCCAGGAAGGTACTGGAAAAGATGTCTGGTTTCGATATTGCTCAGTTTATGGAAGAGAATCCACAGTACGCTCATGTGGAAGAAATCACAAAGGGGCATTCCGTAGAGGATACCTTGAAGAAGCTCCGAAAGGAACTGAATGCACAGAAGAAAAAAGTTGATGCAAAAAACACAGAGATTGCATATGAAACCAATAGAAGTGTTGAAGCAGAAGATACCTCCTCCTTGGAAGCCAAAAAAAAGGAGCTTAATGCAGAACTTTCCAAACTGGAAGAGCAGGAACGGGTTCTTGAAGATTCAGCAAAAGGATATGACAGCCTTACATATGAAATCCGAGGGCTGAAATCTTCCAGGGATGGTCTGGTCAGCAATGCGGATAAAGAGCTGAAAGACAAGAAAGCAGCCATTGTGAATACGCATTATGACCTTGCAAAAAATAAAATTGAAAAAGAATCAGCTATCCGAATGTTGGGAATGGAACTGGACAACCACATAAGGAAAGCACAACAGGCAAAAGCTGACTTAGATAGAGCCAGACAGGACTATCCGAGAATCAAGGAAATGGAGTGGGATGATTCTGGACTGAAAGCTATTGAAGCCGAAACATTCAATGATTCTGATGCCATTTGCCCGACTTGTGGACAAGAACTGCCGGAAGAACAGATTTCCAAGTTAAAAGCTTCCTTTGAAGAAAAAAAGAAAGCCCGAATTGAAGCACAGTTGAAAGCAAAAGAATCCTTTGAATCGGAGAAGCAGGAAAAGCTTAAATATGTCTGCGACCTTGGAAATACTTCCGCTGCAAAATTAAAGAAAACTAACGAGGAAATAAAAAAATTACAGTCGGAAATCAGTGCGGCACAGGATGAAGTTGCTGAACTTACTAAGCAGATCGAGGAAGAGCAGTCCAAATTTACGGAGCTTCCAGAATCTGTAGATATGACAAATGACGAAGAATATCTTGCAGTTACAGCGAGAATTGCAGAACTTGAAGAGAAACTGAAATCATTTGATGATGTTCCTGGAAAGAAACAGGAATTAAGAATGCAGATCAGCAATGTTATGAAACAGATTTCCAATGTGGATGCAGACATTAAGATTGCACAGGCAGCAGTCACAGAGAAAGAAAAGCGAGTAGCCGAACTGAATGAGGAACTGAAAATCCTTGGACAGGTACAAGCTGATATCGAAAAGAACATCGACACCGTTCTTAACTTCTCAATTCAGAAAAATAAGGCACTGGCAGAGAAAATCAATCCATTTTTCCAGCATTTCCAGTTTAGTTTTCTTGATTACACGATTGAGGGAAATCCAGTAGAAACTTGCAAAATGATCTGTAATGGAATCGACTACAATAGCGGATTAAATCATTCCGACAAAATTCTTTGTGAGGTTGATTTACTGAATGGATTACAGGAAATGAATGGGCTGAATCTGCCGATTTGGATTGATGATTCGGAGAGCATTGACAAAAGCAGAATTCCTGTATTAGACAGGCAGATGATTATTCTGAGAGTGACGGATGGGGATTTGAAAGTAAAAGGAATCTGATAATTAGGAGGGGAAAATGCTAACAGCAACATGGGGAAAACATTTTTTCAAGGCAGATTCCACGTATAGTAAATAAAAAATCGGTGGCATATGAATCCGGGTGAATGCCCGGAAAGCACAACAGGAAAAAATAAAACAGTTAATGAAAGAACAGGAAATTACAATTCAACATAGGACAAATTATTTCATCCTGTTTCATATGCCACTGAGCATATAAATAAAGAAAAGGAGAATTAAAATGACAGAAAACACACAGGTAGCAAATTTTAACACACAGCTTTCCTACTACACAAATCGTTATGTTGATTTAATGGAAAGAGATTTAACTTCAAGAGGAATGGAATTTGATTCCTACTCAAAGGATTGCGTAGTGGCAGCAATGGGATCTATTTTCCAGATGGTGCATGAGAGTGGAGTGAGTTTTGAAGCAATTAATGGCTCTAACCTTAAATTCATTCTGAGCAAAGTAGCAGCGTTAAAACTGAACGCAAACGCACAGCCGAGAGAGTGTTATTTCCAAATCAGAAACGTAAACATAGCGGCGAAAGGGCAGAAACCTCAGTGGGAGAAGAAAATCGAATTTGCGATTGAGGGCGATGGAAATGACGCTCTTGTAAGCAGATATGGTGTCGATGTAGCTAAAGTATTCCCGTACTGGAAAGTCAGAGAAGGTGATAAGTATATCCCACCAAGACATAAAGGTGTGGAAATCACACCGCCAGAATGGGAAGAATCTGGTGTAGGTAAGGTAGTCCGTATCGTATATCCGATTCAGTATAAGGACGGACATATTGAATACCTTTCTTGCGAAAGAGCAGATGTACTGAAGAATCTTGCAGCGCACATCAAGAATAATCTCCAGAATGAAACGTTTGGAATTTGTGCAGACAGATATAAAGCTACAGATGCGCAGAAAGCTCAAATTGAAGCAAAGAAAAAAGAAATCATGAAAAAGGTCTCTGACATTGGAGAACTGGAAGCAATCATTGACTGTGAGGAATTAAGACCGTATATTTCACCGTCTTATTATGAAACACAATCCAGAGAATCAATGATTATTCGTAAGATGCGAAACAACATTATGAAGTCTATTCCTAAGAAATGGGATAATCCGGTGCAGGCTTATGAATATAACATGATGGATGCTACGTACAGGGAAGTGCAGGAAGAAATCAAACAGAATGCCAATGTAGAAGAATTCATTCCACAGCCAGAAGCAATCGAAGAAAAGCCAAAGCAGCCAACCGTAGCCGAAACCGTAAAAACAGAAGAGAAAGAACCAATCCCGGCAGCAGAGCCAGTGGAAACAGAAATTCTGTCATTTATGAGCCAGGAGGAAATGTAGGATGGAAACTTCCACAATTGTGCTTATTATTTTGCTTTCAATAGCACTTTTGGTATGGATAGTATCTTTTATTCGAGAAAATGAATACAATCGAACCAATTTAATTATTCTTTTAAATGTTATTACATATGTGGTACTCATTATAATCCGACTTACAATGTAAAAGGAGAGCCAAAATGAAGCATAAATGTATTAAGACAGCAGTATTAATCACAGGGATTACAGCAATCACAATGTTTAGCGGTTGTTCTTCCTGTAGCAGATCATTAAAATCACTGTCTAGTGATATTGACGGTGGTTTGAACCGTACCGTAACTGTTTACGATTACAACGGCGGTAAAATCAAGTCCTGGTCTGGGAAGTTCGATGTTTCTGAATCTGAAAATGAAGTTTATTTTGATGATTCGGACGGAAAGAGGGTTATTATCCATGGCGGTATTGTAGTGAATGAGGAAAACTAGGAGGGATAATAGTTATGAATGAAATTTTAAAGAAAGCAAAAGAACTGGTTGAACTTTTAGAGAAGCAGGAGAAAAGTGGGAAAATCAAATTATCAGAGTTGAACCCTGGTGATGTATTCCAAACTACAGGTAAAAGAAAATACAAAGTGTTGGAACAGTATGAAAATACCACCAAGATAGTTTCTTTTAACCTTGTAAAAGAAAATGTAAAATTCGGGGATAATGCAGATTATTTAGAGTCTGAATTAAAAGAACTTTGTGACACGGAAATTTTAGCGAATTTTGAAGAGGAATTTGGTGCGGAGAATATTGAAACACATGAAGCAGATCTTATTACGGTCGACGGTCAGAATACAGGCGTTTCGGTGAAATGTAAAATCAGACCTCTTACATTTGATGAAGCAAGAAAATATACGGAATTAACTCCGAACAAAAAACTTAATGACTGGTATTGGACATGTACATCTTGGTCAACAAAAGAACGCGGATGGAATAGCGTTGCCGTTGTTTCCTCCTCGGGTAACGTCGGCAACTATGTCTGCCTCGGTGTCAACGGTGTTCGCCCAGTTTGTATCTTAAAATCTAATCTCTTTGTATCTAAGGTGGAGGAATAAAAATGAAAAAAGATTTGAAATATTTTGAGTCAGAAATAAAAAGAATTACAGAGGAATTCGAGGATTACAAAAAGAAACACATGGGCACTCCGAAACCCGGGGAAGTGGTTGAAATTTCCGGTATGGAATGGATGATCCTGGACAAGCTTCCGGATGGATATTTTGCAATTTTAAATAGTTTTTATGGTAAAACAAGAATGTTTGATTCAGATTCCAGCAATTGGAAAGAAAGTTCTTTAAGAGAAGAATTAAACACATCATTTTTAGAAAAAATTAATACGCCTTTCGATGGAAATGCAGTTGTTGAATTTGACCGTAACCTGTTGGCATTGGACGGGCAGACTGAATATGGAACTTGTAGAGATAAGATTTCACTCTTAACCGTGGATGAATACAGAAAATACAGGAAATATTTGCCAAATATGGATAAATGGTGGTGGCTTATTACACCATGGAGTACACCTTACAATGATTATTTTAAGAGCGTAGCCGTTGTTTCCTCCTCGGGTGGCGTCGGCAGCTATAGCTGCAGCTATGTCTACGGTGTTCGCCCAGTTTGTATCTTTTCCTCTTCAATCTTTGAATCAGGCGAGGATTAATAATGGCAAATGAAGATTTAAGAGTTATCACAAAAGCGAAGCAATTAGCCAAGCATACGTTAATTATGACTAATCTTAAGCGGACAAGAACCTTCTAAAAAATCCAAAAAGTCATTGGAGGATTTAAGAATTTCCTTACACGCCGCACAAATTACATATTGAAAGCGAGGTGATGAAAAATGTTCATGCGAGTAGTAAACACAGGGAGCCAACCCGGAAACTGCTATGTTCTGAAATCGAACAGCGGAGAAATGCTTCTTCTGGACTGCGGATGTAAATACAAAGACATTTTAAAAGCAATTGATTACAGAACAAGTGATGTTTCTGGTGTGCTTCTTACCCATGAACACGGTTGAGCGATCACCGTGAATCATTTAAAAATCTGATGAATTTAGGCATTCAGATTTACACCAATGATGAAACCGTGGAGCATCTGCAAATCATCACTGGTGAGCTAATGAAAGGCGTTCCAGAAAAAAGACCGTTTCGTGTTGGCTCTTTTACAGTAATACCGTTTTATTTGCCTCATACCACAAGGGATAAGGACACAGGGCAACTTATTCCATGTTTCAATTATGGTTATATCGTGGAGCATGAAGAGATGGGAAAGCTGTTGTACATGACAGACTTTGAGTTTTGCCGATACAATTTCAAAGCAATGCGACTGAACCACTTAGTTATTGAGTGCAACTATTGTAAAGAATTGGTTGACAAAACAGCTGAAAATTACACGCACAGGCTTAAAGGGCATTGCTCCTTAGATACTTGCAAAAGCTTAGTAAATACAAACCATACGGCGGCATTACGGACGGTAACATTGGTGCATTTGAGTAATGAAGCAGCTGACCCGGAACAGATTTTGAGTGAGATACAAGAAACGTCTGGTGCTGATACAATCGTCCAGATTGCAGCACCTGGACTGGAAATTAACTTGGACTTATGTCCGTTTTGAAAGGAGAAAATTAATGCCCAAAAAATTTAAAAACTATGTAATTAAAGGACAGGAGCATGTAGACCGTAAAACAGGAAAAACAATTCCTTCACTTAGTGCATGGCGTTCAGTAGAAGATGTGCTTCCAGAAACTCCAGTTGATGATACCGCATGTTTGTATTATGTAAAGCTGAAAAACTCCGAAAAAATCATCATGCTTGCATATACTGGAAATGGCGAATGGACTGACACAGAAGGAAAAGAATACAAAGATGTAGAGACATGGCTTGAATATATGCCGAAAATACATCCGATAGTCAAGAAAGAATTTTTCTTAAACGAAGAATTTCTGACAATGATTGTTTCTGACTACATGGAGAAAAATGAGGGAGTTACAGTTAATTCAAAAAATGTTCGCTTTAAAGTTGGAAGAAAAACTGTCGGCTATGGTATGAGTGAGCATGAAGAACTGGTATTCATTGGATGTGATGTAGTAGCTATGGGAGAGGAGGACTGAAAATGAGCGTATTCAGTGTACCAGTAACGATTGGCATTAATGAGGAAGAAATTGCAAAGGAAATCCGTAAAAATGTTGAGGACAGGGTAGTTGAAAAGATTACTAAAGAAATCAAAGGATTTATTTATAAAAAAGAGTTATATGGTAGCAGAGAAACTAATGAGCCGTTGTGTAGAATGATACATTCTCATATTTCTGAGATACTAGAAGAGAATGAAAGCGTGATCGTACAGGAAGCGGCAAAAGCCTTGGCAGATAAGATGATTAAAACCAAGGCTGTGAAAGAAGCAATAAAAGAAACTATTGAGAAAGTTAAGGAGGATTAGCTATGGGAAATATGATGAGTTTAAATATCAGTGACGATGTAATAAAAGCAGCAATACAAGAAGAAGTTCACGCCGGAATCGTAAAGGCATTAGGCGACCCATCCGTTATTGTACGTGATGCGATAAAAACAATGACGAATAGGTATGTTAATAAAGAAGGAAAATTTTGCGATAAAGGGAGTTGGAACGCAAAACCATATTTTGACTGGCTCGCAGAAGATATTGTAAAAACTACAGTAAAGGAAGAAATTGAAAAATATGTAAATGAAAACCGTGAGGAATTTGCAGAAGAGATAAGAAAACAGCTAAAGAGTGCAGATTTCAGAAAGAGCATTACTGCTTCTTTCTTACAGTCTATTGTTAAATGCACAGAATCAGACTGGAAAATGCCGATTAGTATTTCATTTGAACCGCCAAAGGAGGATATTTATTAATGAAAATCTTCTTAAAAACACTCGACAAACTGAAAAAGTCAAAACCTTCCGAACAGGAATGTAAGTACGACAAAGGTTGGAATGACGCAATCAAGAAAGTTGAAGAACTGATTTGCTCCTACAGCTCTGCGGATATGTGGATTCCAACGGAAGTGAAGCTGCCGCCGGAACCAGACAAAGGAGAAAACCCGGGAGATTGGAAAGAATATGCAGTTACAATTGATGGAGATGTTCTTCCAACAAGTCTTACTTATTTAGGAGACGGCGAATGGGGAAGTGTAGAAGCGTATGGGTTTGAGTATTACCCAGTCATTGCATGGCAGCCAATGCCACCAGTTTACAAAACAGGGAGGTAACACCATTGGAAATTACAATCGGAATTTGTGCAGAGGAAATCAAAGAAATCCTTGTTGAGCACATCAAGACAAAAGGATTCAACGTAACGGAAGATGATATTTCATTTGTTATTGGGAAAGAAGAAGTTATAACAGGGAATACAAAGAAAATAAAACACGCACTTATCAGATGCGACATTCAGATTGAGAGGTGATAAATTGTGAATATTGTTATTCTTTCTGGAAGATTAACTGCTGACCCAGATATTAGAATGGGAACGAATGATACCAAAATCGCAAGATATATTTTGGCTGTCGAGAGAAGAGTTAAAAAGAATACAGAAAGAAAATCTGACTTTATCACTTGCGTATGTCTTGGGAAAAATGCAGAATTCGCAGAAAAATATCTTAAAAAAGGCACGAAAGTAAATGTACGTGGAGAATGGCAGACTGGAAACTATACGAACAAAAATGGCGAAAAAGTTTACTCAAATGATTGTCTTGTTGCAGAACATGAATTTGCAGAAAGAAAGAGCCAGTCACCGCAAACACAGGGAACAGACACACGACCAGTACCGCCGCCAGAACCTAGTTTCATGGATGTGCCAGATTTAGGCGGTATGGAAGATGAATTTCCGTTTAGTTAGGAGATGAAATGAAAGACTTAATTATAGATTGCTTTGCCGGGGGCGGCGGCGCATCAGTAGGCATTGAAATGGCACTTGGTAGACCTGTAGACATAGCAATTAACCATGATCCAGATGCAATTCTAATGCACAAGACTAATCATCCCGGAACGCTACATCTGACAGAAGATATTTTTAAAGTAGATTTGCAGAAATATGTCGGAAATCAGCACGTAGCATTGATGTGGGCTTCTCCAGACTGTACAAGCCATTCAAAAGCAAAAGGCGGTCAGCCAAGAAAACATGGTCTTCGCATTCTTCCGTGGGCAGTGTATAAATACGCTAAAGCAATTCTTCCAGATGTAATCATTATGGAAAATGTGGAAGAAATACAGCAATGGGGGCCACTTGATTATAAAGGACATCCAATAAAAGAAAAAGCCGGGGAAGATTACCGAAAATTTATTTCAGCAATGGAAAATATCGGTTATGAATTTGACAGCCAAGAACTGGTAGCTGCGGATTACGGAGCGCCAACTACAAGAAAACGTTGGTATGCGGTGTTTCGTAGGATGGAAAGCAGATAATATGGCCAAAGCCTACTCATAATCGTTTTGGTACAGACGGTCTGAAACCATATGAGCAGTGTGGAGACTACATTGATTGGTCGGACTTAGGAAAAAGTATATTTGACCGCCCGAAACCATTGGCAGAAGCAACGCAGAAACGTATCGCAAATGGAATCAAGAAATATATCGTTGATAATCCAGAACCGTACATTGTAAAGAATAAAGATGCACTGGCGTTTATCATTCAGTATCATGGAGAAACTAGAGAAGGTGATTCCAGAGGGCAATTACTGACAGAGCCGATTAAAACCATTGATACATCAAACAGATATGGACTTGTGACAGCTTTTATCACGAAATATTACAAGACCGGAATCGGTCAAGGATGTGATGAGCCACTGCATACAATAACCACATCACCCGGGCACTTTGGTATGATATCCGCTTTTCTGGTTAAATATTACGGAACAGGATGCGGACAGGAATTGAATGAACCACTTGGAACCATTACCACGAAAGATAGATTTGGACTTGTAAATGTTTTGGTTGATATCCATGGAGAAAAATACATCATATCAGATATTTTCCTAAGAATGTTAAAACCAGAAGAACTAAAGATAATGCAGGGATTTCCGAAAGATTACATTATTGATCGAGACTACAAGTGGAGAAGTTACCCTATTGCAAAACAGGTAGCTAGAATTGGGAATAGCGTTGTACCGATAATGGCAGAAGTGCTTGTAAAAGCAAATTGTTCATATCTGAAAATCGGAGAACGTAAGGCTTCACCGATGATTTATACGCAGAATAATGGACAAGTAGCATTTGGATAGAAAGGAATGAAGCAAGCAAGTTGGATTATAAAAAACTTAGACAGGCAAAAGCTATTGAAGCAACAAACCGTGAAAGATGGTTAAAAGTTAATCCGAATCTGAACGACAAATCTGGAATTTATATGCTCACTAGATGCGACGAAGAGGGATTCAAGTATGCGTACATAGGACAAGCAAAGCATATTTTATCAAGACTTTGTGGACACAACATGGGATACAAGTCGCATATTGACAGAAGCTTAAAAAAACATGGGGTACTTTCAAAAATTAATCCATATGGATGGAATGCGACATTTATAAATTGCCCTATATCAGAGCTTGATGAAAAGGAAAAATTTTACGAAAGACAATTTGCAGACCACGGTTATCAACTTAGAAATAAAACAGGTGGCGGTCAAGGAAAGGGGAAGAAACAAATTGACGAATTTCGTCCGGCAAAAGGATATAGAGATGGAATCCAACAGGGCAAAATAACCCTTGCAAGAGAACTAAAACACATCATTGATACTCACTTAAACGTATCAATAAGACCAGAAAAAGTAAATAACAAAGTATCTATTAAGGCGTTGGAAAAATTCAACGACTTACTCAATGAAGAAAACTATCACTGATTCTAACACACCAGTAGTTCTACTGGCTAAATTCAAAAGATAAAAAATAAAAAATGAAAGGAGCTTGCCTTCAGCTGACGTAAGGGTGCACCGGGCTTCTTTTGAGGATGATAAATGACGGTTTTTACTGTATGGATTGTTTCGATGGCTTTAAATTGATTGATGACGAATCAATAGACATGATTTTAACCGACCTTCCATATGGACAAACAGCAAGAAATAAATGGGATTCGGTTATTCCGTTTGAGCCATTATGGAAACAGTATAAAAGAATTATTAAAGAGCATGGTGCCATTATATTATTTGCAAACGGAATGTTTACTGCAGATTTAATGCAAAGTAATCGTGATATGTGGCGATATAACTTGATATGGCAGAAAACACAACCTACAGGATTTTTGAATGCTAACAAAATGCCTCTTCGGTCACATGAAGATATTTGTGTTTTTTATAAAAAACTTCCTACTTATAATCCACAGAAAACAACTGGAAACAAAAGAAAAATAAGTAAAGTGGAACATAAGGTTAAATGCAAAGAAACAACAAACTATGGGAAATACAGATTAACTTCTTATGACAGTACAGAGCGTTTCCCAACATCTGTGTGGACTTTTGCAAAAGACAGTCAAAAATGCGCGCTACATCCAACACAAAAACCGTTATCACTTATGGAATTGTTAATCAAAACATACACAAATCCAGGTGATTTAGTCTTGGATAATTGCGCCGGTTCCTGTAGCACAGGAGTTGCCTGCAGAACTACAGGTAGAAGATTCTTAGGTTTTGAGAAAGAAGAAAAATATTTTCATATTGGGAGCGAACGGTTAAAAGAGGTGGAATGAATGAAATTAAAATGTGAATTATATCGTGATTCTATGCAGAATTATAAGAAATATGCAATTCCAAGAGCGCAACTTGTAATTGCGGATGTTCCTTATAACGTTGGTAATAATTTTTACGGAAGTAACCCGATGTGGTACAAAGGGGGGAACAATAAGAACGGCGAAAGCAAATTAGCCGGGAAAGCTGCCTTTAACTCTGACTTCAATTTCAATTTATATGAATACTTCCATTTTTGTTCAAAAATGTTGAAGAAGGAGCCTAAAAAGGCAGGGGTAAGAGGAAGAAGTTCAGACGCACCATGTATGATCGTGTTCTGTTCGTTTGAACAAATTCAAACTCTGATCAATGCGGCTGTGAAACATGGCTTTGTTCACTATATACCACTTGTGTTTATTAAAAATTATAGCCCACAGGTGCTGAAAGCGAATATGCGTGTGGTAGGTGCTACGGAATATGCACTCGTGTTTTACAGAGATAAACTTCCAAAATTCAGAAATGGAGCGCAGACAGATGAAAACGGAAAGACTATTCGTGGAACTGGAAAGATGGTTTTTAACTGGTTTCAGTGGGAAAAAGACGGAAAGGGCATTCCGAAAATTCATCCAGCGCAGAAACCAGTAACAGTTCTAAAACGGCTGATTGAAATATTTACTGACCCTGAGGATGTGGTAATTGACCCGTGTTGTGGAAGTGGTAGCACATTGAGAGCCGCCATGGAGCTTGGTAGAAGTGCATATGGATTTGAAATTGACAGGAACTTTTATAGCAGAGCAAAAAACGAAATGCTTGTTTTTGAAAACGATAGTCAAATGAGCATAGGAGATTTTATATAAGGAGCGTGATTAAATGTCAGAAAACACAAACGAATGTGTAATTGAGTGGATTCCAGGAAGAGATTATGTAGGGCTTACTGCTAAGAATGGGAGTACCTGGAAAAACAGATGTGAGGAATTAGAAAAGGAATTTCCAGACGATGTGAAAATTCTAGCCAGAAACAATGATGGATCTATTTTCGCTCACTTGCCGTATTCCTACATTAAAATCAATCCACCGAGAAAATATTCCGATGAAACAAAGAAGAAAGCTGCGGAAAGATTAAATAAAATGCGTGCAGAAAAAAGCAATACTGCGGAAGAAAATCCGTTTTGCCTATGAATTACCGTCAGAGGAAATATTAACACAGAAATCATGGAGGACTGCACAATAGCGTGTCAGTTGCTTACATGGGGAAAGTGAGGATGACACAATGACAGAACAGGAAAAGAAGGAACTTTTAGATGAACTAGAAAAACGTATGGATGAGAAATACAAAGGTTGCCTTACCAGAGAAGACGTCGCAACCACATTAAAGGCACCAAGAGAAAAGTGGTTCAGAGACGAGAACGGGAATGGAAGCCATTCTCTTATGGCAGAAGCTTTCGATTCTTCTATTATCTCGTGGCAGGTCTGGGAAACAATAAGAAAGTTGACTTGTGTTATCTGCGGTAAGCAGTATGTTAGGCAGCTTGCAAATGTAGAGAATGCGGATGAGGTTGCAGAGAAACTTTGCCAGTTTGTCTATGATTTGAAGATGGAATTTAAGAATCAGGAGGACGCAAAATGTTAATCAGAAGTCAGGACAAAACAGCATTGGTAAAGTTTGAAAACATTGTAGTCAATCTAAAACTCCCAGATTCATTGAATATTATATGTTGGAGTTTGCAGGATGCGCAAAGAAGCGGAGGATATTTTGTTTTGGGAGAATATTCCACCAAGGAAAAAGCCATGAAGGTACTGGATATGATTCAGGAAGCTTATGTAAATGGACATATTGATTATCAGATGCCAGCAGACGGTGAGGTGGTTGTATGAGTAGAGTGAGAAAGCGTCTTGAGCAGTACAAAGCAGAATTGGAAAGGCAGACCCAGTATAAGGCTGGGCTGCCGGGATCAGCTTTGGACATTGTGAAGATTCTTCTGGCTGATATGGAGGAGGATGAAAAAGAACATGGTTGGATTCCGGTCAGTGAGAGATTACCAGAAGATGGAACATATATCACTACTTTAGACGGAGAACTTGTCGGACAGGAAGAACCATTCACAGGAATGTGTGGTATCGAAAACGGGAAGTGGGAAGATGAGGACTCCGTTATTGCATGGATGCCACTTCCAGAACCGTACAAGGAAAATTAAGGAATTTGTAATAAATGGAAGGAGATGGAGTTGATTGAAATATCCAGAAGAAATGTATATTGATAGCCAGATATTTGCAGGAGACATGGATGGTTCGGAATCCAATTTGACAGAAAAAATCGTAAAAATAAGAGCTTCTCATTTATGCTGCGTATGCGAAAAACAGATACCTAAAGGTGAAAGAATGTTAAACCAAAAAGCAATAGTAGAAGGACAAGGTTGGTGCAGCTGCTATATTTGTCTACCATGTGTTGAAAATTGGTTAGAAGAATCGGGACAAGCGGAGGATGGTGAAAACGAATGAGAGAAATTCTTTTTAAGGCAAAACGGATTGACGATGGTAAATGGGTTGAGGGGTATTATCAGAAAAGATATGACCTCTTAGGCAACGAAGAACATTTAATCTTCCATGCTGATAGTTATAAAGTGTGGGAATATGCCGAAGTTGACCCAGAAACCATCTGCCAGTACACAGGGCTTACCGATAAGAACGGCAATGAGATTTGGGAAAATGACATTCTAAAATTTGAGGATGAAATTTGGATGTCTTCTCATACAAGTTGTGGGACAGAATATGATTCCGTCAAAATAGAAAATTATGGGCTTATTGGCTATGACAAAAATTCTGCTAGGTATGATTTTGTTAAGTATAAATTTAACGAAAATTCAGTAGAAGCAGATTTACATGAAAACCATGATATTGAATTTTCGGAATTTGTAAAAGAAAACGAAAAAATTGGAAACATTTTCGACAATCCAGAATTGCTACAGGAGGAATCAGATGAGTAAATCAATATTAGTGATAGATACGCCCGAGAATTGCTATGACTGCCCGTTCGGAACTGAATATTGTGGAAATCTTGAATACGATGGGTTGTGTGAATTAGCTGACTGTTTAGATTATGATGCAATTCTGATGACAGAAGAACATTATGATTACGAAAGCAAATCAAGACCTGAATGGTGTCCATTGAAGCCACTGCCGGAGAAGAAAAGTACAACTGCACCCGTGAGCAATTATGAAGTGCAGAAAAACTTATTTGCCGCTGGTTGGAATAACTGCATTGATAAGATTACAGGAGGAGGGGATTCTGATGATTAATTTAACAGGAAAAAGCGTGTTCGTAAAGACACAGGAAGAATATTTGAGTGTTCTGAAAATAGCAAGGTTTCAGGGATTCAAATGGGCGAGAGAAAACCATTTAAACCATATCGAAATTCCATTTCCAAACATATTGAATTTTTACGATAATAAGACCGTTACTTACAGCTTTGAAAAGACATTGCTTGAAGCATCCAAAATCGTCGAAGATGAAAAAAAAATCAAGGATGCAGTAAAACTTGTCAGAACTTTCGCTAAATACCCAGACAGAACAGCATTGACGGACTCATTTATCAAGTCCTTGAAGTTACTTGCAGATACTGTAGAAAGTCAGTTGGAAGAGGTGAAGTAGATGGAGAGATTAACGGAAGATTCCGTAACAGGTGAAACATATATAAAACAGTGTGCAAGTAGCTGTCCTTATGATGGGGATTTCTGTGGAACGGATGAATGCCCGGTATTAAATGCAGTGGCTGATAAGTTAGGAGAATATGAACGAGCAGAAGAACAGGGCTTGTTTGTGAGATTGCCGTGTAAGGTTGGAGATACGGTATATAAGCTTTGGTATTATGATGGAAAACCATATAAAATTCAACAACATGTAATTAGAACATTATCTGAACTTTGCGGGATTATGGAAGCAAAAAAGCTTGGAAAATCTGTATTTCTCACCCGCGAGGAAGCTGAGAAGAAGTTGGAGGAGCTGAAGAATGGCAAGAAATAGATATCCAGGGACATGTTATTGTTGTGGTGAATATGTACCCACTGGGTTCGGGCATTTTGAGCGATACCGAGGTCATTGGAGAATTAAATGCGTAAAGTGTGCAAGTGGAAGGCTTGTGAAAAGTACAGACAGGGAAGTCAAAAGAGCTATTAGACTAAGAGAGGAAGCATAGGAGATGAAGAAATGAATAAATGTTGCGCTAGTCAAGATGGAATATGCAGAAACACTATCCTATTCGGTACAAAATGTGACGGGTACAAAGAAAGATGTACACTGAGACCATGTTATGAAAACCTCGAAAAGGCGGTAAAAGGTTGTCAGCATATTTTGGATAAAATGTTTGGAGTGGAGGACTAACATGAAACCGGAAGAAGCAAGAGACATCCTTTCTGATATGAGAGACCAACATTTATGTTTCCTTGAAAGTTCTGAAAACAAAGATGAATGGCAGAAAAAATATCTTAAGGAAGCATGGGCGTGTGATTCTGGTGCAAAGGCTCTTGCCGGATTAATCACAGGGATAAAGATTGACAAAGGTATTATCGCAGAAAGTATTTTGCACTACGGAAAAAACAATCAAAGTACAGTCTGCATGGAAGAATGCGCCGAACTTATCCAAGCAATCAGTAAAGCAAAGCGTGGAAAAATCAATCAAGATAACATGATAGAAGAAATTGCAGATGTGCTTATCTGTATCGAAATGTTAAAGCAAATGTACATGATTTCCGATGATAAAATTAATAAGTGGATTGAGAAGAAACAGGCGAGAGAAGTAGAAAGGATGGAAAAGCATGAATAAGAAAGAAATCGCAGAGATCAAGAAGCAGTTTACGCCAGCCAATTGTGCAATCACACGTATTTGTGGTTGTTATGTGGATGCGGAGAAGAATAAGAAAACAAAGATTAAAGAAGCGTTCCTGTCTATTCCAGATGAAGAAATGTTTAAGTATTTTGACATTTTCAAGAAAACTATGTCTGGCAGACTTGGGAAAAACCTTATGAACCTTGAATTCCCATTAGCACAGGAAAAAGAAGGTGGAACACAGGAATTTCTTATGCGGATTAGAGCAAGTAAGCTTAAAGATGATAATATTTTGGATGAGTTCTACGACAAAGTGATTGAGAATTACGATTATCCAGAAAATTACTACATAGTTCTCATTCATGCGGTCTATGATATTCCAGGAAAGGCTTCTGATGGAACCAAAATGCACGATGCATCAGAAGAAATTTATGAACACATTCTGTGCAGCATTTGTCCGGTAAATCTTTCAAAGGCTGGACTTAGCTATGATGTGACTGAAAATAACATCAAAGACAGAATTCGTGATTGGGTAGTCTCAAGACCAGAAACAGGATTCTTATTCCCTGTATTCAATGACAGAAGCACTGATATTCATGGAACCTTGTATTTCAACAAAAACACAAAGAATATTCATCCAGACTTCATCGAAAGCGTTCTTGGCACACCAATTCCACGTATACCAGGGAATGAAATCAATGTCTTTTCAGATTTTATCATGGACAATTTCGAAGGAAACACAACATTCAATTTCACGGAAAGCCTGGTTGAATCATTACAGGAAGTAAGAGAACAGAAGAAAGACAGCCCGGAGATGATAAACGTATCATGTGACGAAATGGAACAGATTTTTGGATATTGCGGAGTTCCAGACGAGAAGTTATCAGATTTCAAGGAAAACTGGGAAATGTATTTCAGTAATGAGCCTGTTGCCCTTGACAATATCCATAATTCAAAAACTGCAAAAATTGTAACACCAGATGCAACAATCTGCATCCAGCCAGATAAAATTTCTCTGATTGAACTGAAAGAAATAAACGGCGTTCCATCTCTTGTAATCCCGGTAAACGGAGAACTGAAAATCAATGGAATTGAAGTTGAATTGAGATAAACGCTTTTGAAAAATCCAGGAATTTGAGGAGGCAATTACATTAATGGCTAAAGTAAGCTGGATTAAAATTGAGATTGAAATGTTTAGCAACCGAAAAATTAAGCAAATAAGGAAAATGCCAGAGGGAAACAATATTGTTCTTATTTGGGTAATGCTTTTGACAATGGCTGGCAGATGCAATTCAAACGGAATTATTTTCCTCACTGAAAATATTCCATATACAACAAAAATGCTTGCAGATGAATTGGATTTTGAGGAAAGCATTATTCAATTAGCATTAACAGTTCTGGAAAAGTTCGGGATGATTACCAGAGATTCTGAATTACTTTCTATTCCCGGCTGGGAAGAGCATCAAAGTGCAGACGAATTGGAGAAAATACGAGATCAAAACAGAAAAAGGGTTGCAGAATATCGTGAACGTCAAAAAAATAAGGCCGCATTGCTTTGCAAGAAAGATGATGTAACGTTACAGAAACGTTACAGTAACATTACTGTAACGGAACAGAATAAGAATAAAGATAAAGATTTAGAATTAGATTTAGATACAGAATTAGATAAAGATAAAGAAAAAGATATAAATGATTTAATAGTATCTAAAGATACTATTCGTCAGACTGACGTCCAACGAATAATTGATGAATGGAATACTCTGGAAGAATTCGGTATTACTCCTGTAAAAAGAATGACACCAAAACGAGAACAGGCAGTGAAAGCTAGAATCCGTCAGAACTGTGTTGAAGATATTCTGGAAGCGATTGAAAATATTCGACACAGCACATTCCTGCAAGGGCAAAATAAAAATGGCTGGATGGTTACGTTTGATTGGTTCTTAAAGCCTGGTAACTTTGCAAAGGTATTTGAAGGACAATACATGGACAAGTCTACGAATAGACCATGCAGCTACATGGAGAAAATCCAAAACAGGGTAAGTGAGGTGGATAATTGGGTATGACAAGGGAAGAATGGGCGGTACTGGTAAAGGCAATGAAAGCGGTATATACCTCCCCATCATTTCTGCCAGATCAATATGCTTTTGATACTTGGTATGGACTTTTGAAAGACCTAGATTACAAGCTTTTAAGTTTTGGATTAAAGAAATATATGCAGACTGAATGGAAAGAGCCATCAATAGCCGCATTAAGGCAATGCGCACAAAACATTGCGCCGCAGAAGGAAGAGTTGAACGAAACAGAAGCATGGGAAAAGGTATGCAAAGCTATTCAGAACTCTACATATAATGCAGAAGCAGAGTTTGATAAGCTTCCAAAAATCATTCAGAAAGCAGTATCAAGTCCGGCACAACTTAGAGAATGGGCGGTATCTGAAAATGTGGATGGCACATGGTGGAGTGTAGTTCAGTCAAATTTTCAAAGGACGTACCGGGCAGAAGTGCAAAGAGAACAAGAACGAAGAAAACTAAGTCCAGACCTTTTAAAAATTATAGATACTGCCAGATTGGGAGGTGCGGAAAATTGCCAGATAGAAAACCATGGAGAGAATTAAAAAGCACTGAAATTATAGTCTTAAAGCGGAGGCAATGCTCGAAATGCGACTATTACAGCAAGAGCGAAAATGCATGGAGTACAAATGCAACCTGTGATTATATCTTGATCGAAGAACATAGCAGAGGATGTGATCCAAGGGATTGTGTTAAAAATGGTATCTTCAAGAAGAAAGCGAGAGGAAAGTCAAGAGTAAAGCGAGTGATTCTATGAGAAAGATAAGCGAAATGTATAAGCGGTCTGGCGGTACAGCTTATCAGCATACCTGTTCAGAATGCAGATTCTTCCGTGGCGGCAAGCATCCGCAATGTTTACAATACGAACTGGAAATTGATTGGAATCCAGATTATATAGCTTGCAAATTTTACAATCTGGAAGAATCTCAGATTGATGGACAGGTCAATATCTTTGATTTGTTGTAAAACGTGATAATTATTTTAAATAAAACGGCTAAAATTAATTTTTATGATATTAGCGAATATTGTTATGGCTAAATCAAAATAAGCGCTTAAAATTAAAAACAGGCTATCAATAGAAAGGAGGAACAGGAACCGCTGGCCAGAAAAAGGAATTCCCGGTTCCTCCTAAATTTTATGGATGAAATATTGAAATATGCTATTGAAAATGGTATTATAAATCCTGCACATGTACTTGAAGAAATACAAATGAAAAAAAAAGAAGAAATATTAAAAAAATATAAAATATGGCAGGGAATAAACAATAACTGGTATGTCTATGTTTACACAGACCAAAATTCCCGAAAGCTAGTAAAAAGAAGTAGCCGAAAGGGAATTGAAGATTATATTATTGCTTTTGAAAAAGAAAAGGCAGAAAAGCCTAAAACATTTATGGATGTTTACGAGCATTGGATAGAAATTCAAAAGGAATTTGTGACGGATAACACTTTGTATAAATATTCTACAGATAGAGCACGTTATTTTGAAAAAAAAGAATTTGTGGAAAAAGAAATTGGGAAAATGACAGAAGAAGACATAAAGGTTTTCATTGTCAGAACTGTAAAAGATCAAAAACTTTGCAAAAAAGCGTGTAAAACTTTGTTTGGATATATCAAAAACACAATAGATAGTGCAAGGTCACAACATTTATTGAATTATGATCCTATGGAATTTCTTTCACCTAAAATATTTTATAAATACTGCACGGAGATAGAAAAGCCTTCAAGTCATAATACGATATCAGACTATGAACTTAAACTAATTATTAATCGCTGCAAAAAGGATTTTGATGAACAGCCAGAATACATTCCCTCATACGCAGTGTATTTTGCAAGTCTCACAGGGATGAGAGTTGGAGAAATTTCGGCTTTAAAATGGGAAGATATTAATGAAAATTATATATCTATTAATAAATCAGAAAAATACAATAGAAATACAAAAGAATACTATATAGGAAAAACAAAAAATCAAATGAACAGATGGTTTCCTATGACGGACGAAATTCGAAAACTTTTAATGAAATTAAAATCAACAGAAATCAGCAATGGGTATATTAGTGAATGGTTGTTTTCAAACGAAAATGGAAGGGTTCATGCTCCTGTAATATCGTCATGCTTAAAAAACAAATGCAGGCAGGAAGGAATAGAAGAAAGAGGAATTCATGCATTTAGAAGAACAATAAATTCTAAACTAAGATGCAATGGAGTATCTGCCACTGTTGCTGCATCGCTGCTCGGGCATACTGAAGAAGTTAATGAAAAATATTATACATTTGATGTTAGCTCCTTGGAAGAAAAAAATAAAATTGTGTCAAAAGTGCAAAGGATTGGATGAATAAGAACACACATTCTGATTACCTTTTTGATTACCTTTGATTACCTCAAGTCTGAAAAGCCTTTAAAATCAAGGGTTTGCGGATTAAAGCGCGAGCCGTGAGGTCGCAGGTTCAAATCCTGTTGCCCCGATTAATGCAGTAAAATCAAGGGTTTGCGGACTTGGCATGAACGAGTGTTCTGATTACCTTTGATTACCTTTTACAAAAAGTACATATGAAAGGGAAAAGTACATGTGCAAAACAATAAAATCGCAGAGATGCGATTATTTTTTTGCCTTTTTTCGGAAACTGTGTTATGTTCAAAGAAAGGGAGGGCGAAATATGCGGATACACACATCCTATGATGTAATGAAGGAGTTTCTAATAACTGGTGCAGAACCGGATGGCAAATATGGAATCCCGAAAATTCCAAAGACTTTTATCCATCCAGGGAAAGATACTGTAGACTTTGCGGAGAGCTTCAGTCGAAAGATTAAGAACCATCGGGAACTTGATGTAAATTTCTATGTGGATGATGTACAGTTTCAAAGATTATGGAATCAGCCGGACAAGTATATGGAGCATTTAAAATGTTTTCATGCAGTCATTATGCCAGATTTCAGCATATCGGTTGGCAAGAATGGAATGCCACTGGTAATGTGCCTGTGGAATAAATACCGCAATCATGCACTGGCTCACTACATGATTTTGAATGATATTCCAGTAATTCCGAACGTAAACATATTACCAGAATACTGTTGGGACTGGTGCTTTGATGGACTACCAGAGGGAAGCGCAGTTGCCTGTTGCACCAATGGAAGAGTAAAGAGCAAGGCAGCACGGTTGGAGTTTTGCGTTGGTTTCAAGGAAATGGAACGTAGACTGAATCCACTGCGAGTTATCATTGTTGGAAGAATCCCGGAAGAACTAGAAACAGACACGGAAATTATAAACTTTGAAACCAGGAATCAGAAGATTAATAAGGAGGGCGTGAATGGGAACAACGACTGATAATTACCAGAGAAAGAAGAAACTTTCCAAGTCCCAAATGAAGAGGACGGAACGTTTAGAGAAATCATCCCATAGAAGATATGGAACACGAAAGAAAGAAGAATTAAATAAATTGTGAATTTTGAATCATTTGAAACTTTACGCTATAGAAATATTTGTGCAAATTTAAAATTTAAGTGGTAGCTAGAAAATGAGAGAATTTTTCTGGTTGCCACTTTTTTATGGATTTCCTTGATTTTCTGCTTCCAAAATGAAGTTGAAATTTAAGAATCATTCACAAGTTAGTTACAACTATTGAAATCTTGAACAGTTGCGACTTTTCCACCTACACAAGCCAACCAGGGACAGCACCGGGAACCGATACCGCGCCGAGCTGATGAAACTGGGAAGCTGCCAGGAACGATTGAGCACCAACGAAGCCAGCCGTAGCCCTGGCAGATCAGAACCAACAACCCACAGATAATAGGACATAGCAACAGGCAACATATAACATGGCGTTAAAATACAATAATACTCTTGCAAAATAAGTCTTAAATGGCTTGTAACGTATTTAGCCTATACTTTTAATTGACTACTATTATAAAACGCCTTAAAAAGACAAATACGGTGTTATACAAGCATATCAAAATATAGTTGTACAGTCCTAATTGTTATATAGCACGGTCAACTGCGACAGATCACCCGGAATCCGGGACAAGCTACGCACATAAGTGGACATAATACGCCCATTTAAACGGTACGCAAATAAAGCATAGCTGCACATAGCTATACAAGGCTATTATACATCTATAGTCGCAGACAGTCAATAAACTCTGTGACGCACTATAAAACGTTTTAAAGGCTCATAAACGGCTTATAATGCAATAGTGGCATAAATCCCCATTAACAGCATTAAAAGCCATTTACGGATAAAAAAGCGCATTAATTGATTGACTTATGGTATTAACTTTGCAATGTGCATCTGGCAGAATGCCAAAAAAACCGCTTGCACGCCGTGAACGTGCCGCCGGACTGGATACCGGGAAGCGGTGGAAAATCATTCATTTATAAAAATATTAAAATTATTGTCAACATAACCAACAATTTTAATTCTATCAATTCCGTATTGATCTTTTTGATTTTTAATTATATGCTTAATACATTCATTATCTACCCATACATCTAAGCCCATAGCATGTATTTTTTTATTTACTTCAAGCATTTTTCTTACATTTTCCTCAAGTATTGAATTTTTCATGTTTTTATCTTTCTTCCCTTCGCCCTGGGAGCTAGGATATAAAAAACACGCCCTATTATTTAAAAGTCATTTTTGTAACAGCAGGAAGACTGCGCAAAAATTCCCGGCGGTCGTAATCATCATTAATCTTAAATTGTCTGTCGCTTGTGGGGATGATTTCGCCGCCGATAAGCTCCATGCAGGAAAGTTGTAAACAGTCCTCTTTTTTTGTTGATCTGTGCAAGGCGTACCGCATTACAGACTTTTTACAATCCCGGCGCTTTACCGGGGACATATCCCAATAAGCTAATTTAATAACGCCGCCAGCAACAGCCGTGAAGATTTCCATTGCTTCTTTTTCAGCTCTTCTATTGATTGTATCAACTGTGGAGAAATCGCCGCTTTTTATGGCGGCGATTGTCTGCGCTTGCGTGGCTTTCTTGATTATCATTTTAAAACCCTCCATAAGTTTTATTTTTCTTGTAACATTTGTTCCAGAAGTCAACAACGTTTTCAGCTTCTTTCTTCGTGCTGCAAATATTTGCGGAAGTAATGCCGGGTATTTGCAAAGAAAATAATAAATTGTCAGAGCTAGAGACCCGAAGAACAGACGCAAAGTTTTTATTGTTTGTGCGTGTTGAAATTGCTATGTAATGATATTTCATGCTTTAGGCCTCCATTTCTTTATGTGCTTCGTCAAAATCTTCTTCGAGATCGTCCAGTACTTCAGAAATTGCGATCCCTAATAAGTAACAACGGATTGTTACGTCTGCCCATTCTGCGCCCTTTTCAATAACATTTATGTTATTCTGTCCGAACTCGTCAAGGGCTTCTTGGAGCAAGTCCCAGTTGTGCGCTATACTTTCTTCTGCCTTGTAAGAATTGCAATAATAAGAGCCGCTTGCATTGCCTGTTACGCTGTCTTCTGTCCAAAGTTCATCATTCAATTTTTCTTCCAGTTCTTCCAAGCTGTCAAAGTCTGTGAAATTAATTTCACTATCAATATAATTTTTAACGTCTTCTTTTACTGCTTCCAGATAATTGTATTTTGTCATTGTTTTTTACCTTCGACCCTGTTATAATAGGGTTGCCTTTCTTTTTAGTTTGGTGCCCGGTTTGGTTTGGAAGATCGCCGGGCTTTTTTTATTTTGTCCAGGAACTAGAATTTTTCAATTAATCGTGATCCGTTTCCCTATGTCCTCATTGGCTTGAGTGGTTCGGGCGGTTCCGGTTGTTTGTTTCTTGTGTTCCTTTGTTGATATTATAATACCACATATAATGCACTTATACAATATGGAATAATAACTAAATAATGCACTTATATAGTGGTGCTTAATTGTGCATTGTGTATAATGCACTTATATTATTGACAATATAATGCACTTATGGTATTATCATTATAAAAAGGAGGGCTTACAATATGGAAGAATTAAAGACAACAGAAGCACAAAGAAAAGCCGTTAGAGAATACGAGAAGAAGAACGACCGTATAAATATAATATTTCCAGCTGGTACAAAAGAAAAAATGAAAAAGCTAGGAATCGAAAAGCCAAATACATTTATAAAGGAAGTAATAGCGGCAGAGCTTGAAAGAATGGAAAAATATAAAAAATAATGCACTTATATTATTGACAATATAATGCACTTATGGTATTATAAAGACAGTTAAAGAAGAGCAGCACAGAACCAGACAGGGAGCAGATCAGGAAGAAACGGAGGAGAGAAAATGACAGGAGAAGAAAGAATTAAACAATTAGTCGAAAAAGGATGGAAAGTAGTAAAGGATGAAACCACGTGGTGTCGTTACGTGGAGCTTGAAAAGGAAGTTGCAAGAAAAAGTCACGATCCGTTTGGGAATTCTACTGGTGAAGATTGGTTGCAGACAATTCACAGACAGGTCACGATTTTTGACGGTGGCGATTGGGAAGAAACAAGAGGATAAAAGGAGGAAAAGAACATGGAAATTAAAATCTATTGCAATTACGGAGTATTGGGAGCAGAGAAAAGAAAGAAATACACTTTTGGAGCACCACATGCAACGGCTGATTGTTGGGAAGAAATGACAGTAGAAACACCAAAAGGATGGGAGCCTTTTAAAAACGATATGGGTAAGTTAATGGTAAAAGCTCCCTGGGGTTGGGATTACGAAATAAACGAAGTTTTACAAGGTAATGAAAATCCTTGCTTTTACGCCTTAGACAAGAACATGGACGGGCATCGAAAATATTTGAAAATCATAGGGTAACTTATAATTAAACTTTTAGGAGGATAAAAAATATGAGAAAAATATATTGCAATAATATTTCTGTATCTGTAAATAACGATGGATGCGAAGTAAATCCAGAATCTATGGAATGCGAATACTCAGAAGAATGGACAGGGAGCGAAAGCGATCCAATAAAAGATTATGTGGAAAACATGATTGAAAATGCAACAGGAAAAAGTCTAAAAGATGCTGGCTATAGCTGGGAGGGAAATAATAAAAGTCTTGATTTTGGAAACCTCACCTATACCGGAGCAGCTCATATTTTGTACAATAAAAACGGAGATCCTGTTAGTATTTATTATATCAAAGAGGTGGAAAATGATTGACGATTATAGCCGTGGTATTATATGGGCCACGGCTTATTTAGCTAAAGAGAACGGAAAACAATATATTTTTGCTCGAAATATAGATAAATGGCCGATTGAATATTTGGCAAAGAAAGCAGGAGTCAACGTATACCAGGGAAAAAGCGGCAAGAACTGCGCTAAATGTCGTAAGATAACAGAATTTCCAAAATTGAACGAAATATCAAATAAAAGTGACTTTTTAAGAGGATATATAGAAATTCACGGAATTATTGACATATGGAAAAACAAAAAGAAAAAAGAAAAATTAAGATTAAGAATATACGGAAATACGGAAATTATTAATTATATTAACGATAATTTACCAGCTAAAAATAAAAAAGTACAGCATATAAAAAATATTGTTGATAAAAAATATATAGGCGAAACAGAAGCGTTATATTATCAATCTCAAACGGAAATTCCAAATATATTAGGCTGGCTAAATGGAACGCCGCGAAATGAAAAAGTATGGGATAAATGGGAAAGTTTAACAAAGCAAATAAATAAAACCCTAGGAAATTAATCCCGGGGCTTTTAAAATGCTTATTTATGGCGGCGTAACGACAATCGAGGGGTTAACAGCCCCACCGCCGAAGCTGTTAAGATATTAATAGCACAGGTTTTTAATTTTTGTCAAGAAAAATATTTTTTATTTTTGGTCTTGACTTTCTGTAAAACTTACAGTATCGTTGTTATCAACGATGGTCGCGGGAACTCATGGAGGGGTAGTTATTGCAAAATCGTTTGCACCTGAACAGAATAAAACAGCACCTAACAAGCCAGATCAACCAGGCATTGTAGCCCGGTAAGGTCTGGCTTTTATTATACTTAATTATATTATATATAATAATATCTTTTACCCCTCCATAGATTCTTAAGACTAGAGTTTATTAAAAGATATGCTATACAGTACCGTATAATAATATATAAGATATAAATATAAATAAAGATTATAATATAATACCCCAATTATTATTTATTAATTATTAACAAAATAGATTGTTTTATTTTATGCAAAATTAAATTTGACAAGATATTAAAAACTGTGCTAAGGTATCAGCAACGAAAATAAATTTACTTTTTACGACATTTTACCAAAGAGAACGATAAAAAAATAAGAGTGATTGAAATACAGGTTACTTTTATTTTTTGTGTTGTTCTCTTTTTTTATTTGTAAATTAACGTGTTAAAGTGAGGTGATAACATGAAAGATAATACAGTAAATGTACAAGACATAGATATCTATTTAGACAATATTAATATATATGCTGATGAATATATAAATACTGTATTATGTATATCACCAGATAACGAAAATTATAAGAAAGAAGTATCAGATAGCTTTGTAGATATGATTTTTTATATTGCAGATCATATACAAAAACCAAGTAATGATGATATAGAGCTATTAGATAAAATGTTTAATACTTATGTGAGATTATGCAGTAAATATCATGTATTGCCAACGTTGGAAGTATTTAGCTTTTTAGTTGGGATTAATCGTACAACGTTTACTGACTGGATGAATGGAGTGTATAGAATAAACTCATCACATGGTGACACGGCTAAAAAATGGTTTGATATTTGCAAAAACTGTGCAATTAATAGACTGCATAACCAGACCGGAACAAATGCGAATTTGATATTTGTTGCAAAAGCTGCCTATGGCATGGCAGAAACAGCACCAGTGCAAGCCACGCAGCAGTATGGCGTACCACAGCAGACAGCCCAACAGATCGCAGAGAAGCACAAAGCCGCTTTACAGCTTCCAGAGATGGAAAAACCGGAATTGTAACAGTAAAAATACTATATGTTGTGATTGTGAGAGAACTGATTCTATATCTAGCAATACGCAATGTTTAAATAGGGTACACCCTAAAAAGACATTTTATAAAACACTGTTTTTTGTGCAATATTACAATATATTTTGCATAGCATTCCATTGACTACTGCCGAAGGCCTACGACAAACAGCGACCAGGCAAGGGCAGCGGGTCCCATGGGGCGGCGGGCTGACTTGCCAGCGTCCGAACTGGATGACCGGGAGGGGGTATATATAAAACCCCAGTCAGCGGTAGTTACCACCAAAACCGCCCGAAAAAACAAAAAAGCTCTCCTTAACATGGCAGGGATAGTGATTGCAACACGACAATCCATAAGCCTTAATGGTTTCTCTGCCAATACAAAATAAGGCAATACCAGGAAAGGCAGGTATAAAACATGAATCAAGATATCAAGAATTACGCAAAGTTAAAAGGCGTTCGCTTATGGCAGATCGCAGAGGTGTTACATATCAATGATGGTAATTTCAGCAGGAAGCTCAGAAAAGAATTGTCAGAAGCTCAGAAACAAGAAATTATTCAGATTATAGACAGGATAGCAGAGAAGAGGGACAGGGATTAATTAGAGCATAAAAAAGAGAACCATTAAGGCTCTCTTTTCAGATCATTGCTATTAAATTTTACTATGATATCTGGAAATGCTTCAACAGAAATTTGACAACCAAGAAAGTCAAGGATGGCTATAAGTTCATATGCAGAAAGAGTTTCTCTGGAAAACTTGTTAGCTAGTGCTTGTGGTGAAGTTCCTAGATGTTCAGCAACTTGAATATTTGTAATTTTTTTCATTTTCATTATTTGTTTAATTTTTTGAGATACCATATAAACACCTCCTACTTACATAATAAACGCAAATGTTATAAAAATCAATTAAAATTCACTTAAACGTGTAATTTGCTATTGAAAACACACACATTATAGTGTATAATTGTTTTATAAAGAAACAGGAGCGTGTATATATGAAAATAGGATATGTAAGAGTTTCAACAGTAGAGCAAAATGAAGCGAGACAGATTGAAGCAATGAAAGCAGATGGTGTTGAGAAAATTTATATGGATAAAAAATCTGGGAAAGACTTCAATCGTCCAGAGTATCAGAAAATGATTGCTTCTCTTCAGAAAGGTGACATTTTAGTAATCCATTCGATTGACCGACTTGGAAGAAACTACGAAGAGATTATTGCTGAATGGAGAAGAATCACAAAAGAGATTGAAGCGGATATTATTGTACAGGATATGCCGTTACTTAATACTACGCAAAATAAAGACTTGACAGGAACATTGATCGCAGACATAGTTTTGCAGCTTCTCTCATATGTAGCACAAAGAGAAAGGGAAAATATTCGGCAGCGCCAAAAAGAAGGTATTGCAATTGCAAAATCCCAGGGCAAATATAAAGGCCGTTCCAAAAAAGAGATAGATAAGGAACTTTTCAAAGAAATTAAACGTAGCTGGCAAAGAGGGGAAATAACAAAAGTACAATTTGCCGAGATTATGGGAGTTTCAAGAAACACGCTATATAAACTTTTAGAGGGGGATAAAGATGATTGATTTTACAAACAAATGCATTGTTACAGAAAACAATGTTGAATCAGAACAGTTGCTTAAAAAAGCAATAGCTCAAGGATTCAACTTGCCAAAAGGCCAAAAAGCAATGGAATCGAATAGATATTTTCATTTTATTGGAAGTCCATATAAACATGTTGTGGCTTCTTGCGGAGTAAGTTTGAACGACCTCAACAAGGCGGTTAGATATTCGGAGTTGTTTGGTGATGAGCAAGAAGAGCTAAGAAAAATTGTTGATTCAGCTGCAAGATGGTGCCGGGCATATGGATATGAACATTTGAATGTATATGCAAACGAAGAGCTTGAAAGTTATACCGGAAAGGCAATCGCAAAGACAACAGACAATATCATACAGCGTGTTGATGTTGAAATAAAGAAACCACGCAAACTGACTGTTTCAGAGTTGGAAGCATATTTAGGATATCCAATTGAAATTGTAAGTTGAGGTAAGTGCTTATGAAACCAAACCCACAATCCGAATCCATCCGCATCCGATTTTCCGAAAAACAGAAAAAAAGGCTCCTGGAAGAGAAGAACCGAACAGACAGGAGCGTATCGGATATTGTGAGACAGACAGTTGATGAATATTTCGGGAGGAAAAGACGTGCTTAAATTTTTCTCAAAAAATAAAAAAGGTGTTTCTGAAATCAGACATGATTATGAAAATGTCGGACAGGAATCCCCGGCAATTCGGAAACTGGTGAAGCCAATTCACGCAAAAGCAATATTAGCTGATGGAAGATTGTATGATACTCAAACCGCCACATATGTTTGTGAATATGGAAATCTTTCTTTGTTTGTTACAAAGAATGGTAGATGGTTTGGTGCAAAATCAAAATCTGAATTAGCTGGTTATAGTGTTGATGAAAACGGAGACAGAACCGCCGAGTACAGAGTAATGTATTATGGTCTGAAATGTATTGATAAAATTTTTGTGATGCAACATCTGTGGTATTGCAGCCATAAGCTTTACAAGAAATATTTTGGGGAGGTAGAAGAGGGATGAGAGATTACAATACTCGCAACAACGAAGAAAATTTCCCAGATGGGACAGTTAAGGCACAAGACGGTAAGTGCTTTTTAATGGTGAATGGAAAATGGGAACGGATTGTTGAGCCAGTTGGCGTTAATCTTCCCGAATCACCCATTGATGTAGCGTCCATGCTTATCAATGCAATGGTAACTCGTGAACTACCAAATGATAAAATTACACATTCTTCATTATTGGAGCATAAAACATGGGTAATTTCAAAATACAACATTTTACAGTTGGAAGAGATTGCGAAACACCTTCTTCTCTACTGTGAAACTAAAAGAAAGGGGTACGAAGATGCCGATAGTGAAGATCACAAATCCCAACCCCTATGATTGGCATGGCACAAAATATTTCATTGATGGAAATGAAGTTCCGAGAGTAAGATCAATAAATTTTCATACCGCAGTAGATGAAGTTCCAGTATTTGAATTTGAAATGGCGGCTGTTCCAGACATTGAGATGGAGTGTTTGGCACAAATCAGTGTCACTTCTCAATCAATTACTGACGCAATTTCAGTTTTAAGGCACGAATTACTACAACATGGAGAAATTTACAATGGCTTCAAATCAAGCCTAAAATCGGCTTTAAAATCCTATAATTACTGCGGAATGCCATTTGAGCCAGAAGAAGAAATTGCAGAAAAAATTCTGGACTTCTTAATCGGGGAGGAAAAAGACAATGAATGAACTTGATGTTATTGGAGTTGCATCAAATCTCATGTTTTTTGTAATTGTTATTGCAGGTGTACTGGCAATGCTTGATGAAAGGAAAATTAATTGCTTTCAAGCTCTGTTTTATTTTTTAATGGAAGTTGTGTTTATTCTGAATATTTTCTTGATTATGAGGTGACAAATGTATTTACCAATTCCAATTGGAATTATCCCGATTGAGTTAATCGAAAGGGTTAAATTCATAAAAGCACCACTTCGACTTAATCCATGTAGGCTCGGGAAAGCCTATGAAAGTGATAAGTCGATGCATCCAGAGTAGTGAACAACAATCTTTATAGGTTGAAAATGCTGGACTTTATATATCACGCCCCTGGATTAATGGTGCGCCAGGGGGTAATGGGCTATCGCCAAGTGGTAAGGCCGTGGAATTTGACTCCACAATTCGTTGGTTCAAATCCAACTAGCCCAGTTTGCAGTAGTTAATATGCTGCAAAAATGTTCTTTTTTTTCATAAGAAACACCTCTAGCCTTCTAGCCCAACGGGGCTGATTAAAGGGACTTCAAATATCCCGGAAGGCGTATCTGAAGTATCAGGAGTATTTCAGAAAACCTTTGTTATAGTTGGTGGTTAAGAACTGTAACAGTGCCAGTTTGGTTACCAGTATTGCCAACTGGTATCTCAGGAAGCTTAGTTCAGCGGTAAGAGCAACGGCCTCATAAGCCGTAAGTCCTGGGTTCGAATCCCAGAGTTTCCATTTCTTCTAAATGCCATTCATCCGTAATATGTGTGGAAAAAACTTCCAGTTGAGCGTGTGGATCAGGTAAATTATAGGTGCGATACGGCGTAGCCTAAATGGATCTGGTTTCCCAGCTGGAATGCATCTTGGAGTTAAAGAAATCAGCGCAGCGCACGCTGATTAAAGGAGTTTTCAAAAGATGCGAACCATAAGCCATTAAAGTTGTGCATAAAAATACTCGTGGAGCATACCACGGTTATCAAAAAGCCGCTAGGGTTGCCAGTATGCGTGCCGCAAATAAAGAAAACTGGATAGTGGAAAGCATAACACGATAAACCTATTGCTAACCCGGTTCTTCCGGGTTCTGGCAGGATAGAGAAGTGGAATCTCACATGGCTCATATCCATGGAAACGGCGGTTCGAATCCGTCTCCTGCAATTCTATCTACCAAGTGTAGATAGGAAATCTGACTTTAGCATATCTATTGTTAGTTCTTGCACATAAATGCGGATTTGTTTGTGTGCGTTCGTGCAGGCATATAGACGCAACTCACTAGCGATCTTGTGCAAAAACTTTTTAGAGAGATAAGACCAATGCCCGTGAGGAGTGATAGTCGGGGATTCTAAAAAAATCATCTTGTTTAGCGTTTGAGGATGAAAAAGAAACATAGCTCAGTGGTAGAGCAATGATATCCAATATCATGTGACACAGGTTCGATTCCTGTTGTTTCTATCTGGCAAATTGCCATTGCCAGAAGTTGCATTTTCCCCCTTAAAGTTCCAGTGTTTCTCGTTGGGAGATTTATGCCGTTCAAGTCGGCACACTGGATTTTTCTAAATCGAGGTAATTTATGAAAGAAAAATGTTGTAAGAATTGCAGAAAACATGATGACTTCACATGGGTTTGTTTCAATGGCGATAGCGAATATTGCGCAGACTTTACGGAACCAGAGTGCTGTTGTGAGTTTTGGAAGGAAAAGAAGATGGAAAACAAGGAGGCATAGTACCGATGAGTGAACTTTCTGAACTTATAAATAGAGGTGGTTTAATCGATGATTTTAGGATAGAAAAATCCCAAGATGAGCCACCTGTAGAACCAATAAAGTTAGCTGATTGGCTGATTGACAGAGGATTGAAAGCTGGAATTCGTCTGTATGGGAAAAATGATCTTAGAAAACTTGCAAATTACTTACTGATTTACTGTGGTGATGAAAATGATTGAGGTATACGGGAAAGAAATAAAAGATGAATGCTCACACTGCGGAAATATTCTTGAATGTGAGTTATTCCGACAGGGACATGGTATAAAACAGGAACGTGAAAACATAACTAAAATGGTTGCCTGCCAGATGCGGCACAGGCAGAAAAGGGAGGAAAAGAATGATTAAAATTATTAAGCCGGGAACGCTGAAAGAAGCAACCTGTTTGAACTGCGGAGCGTTATTGAGCTATGATGAATCAGAAGATGTAAAAGAAGAAAACACAGAAAAGAAATTTGCTACAAATATGCCATCCGGTTTCGGATACAGGCAGAAATATATCGTATGTCCGCAGTGTAAAAATAAAATTGTTTTGAGTTCTACCAGATAAGGAGCGGCAAATATGAAATATGCAGACATGGCAGACTGGACGGAAGAACAGCTGAAGAAAGAAGTTGTTCGTCTATCCAAAGAGTGTGAGAAAAAGCAGAATACAATATCGGATTTGAAAGATAAGCTTGATTCGGCCAATGCTCATATTATGGCGCTTACAAATGAAATGGATACTAAGAGAGCTTTAGTGGGATATATGGGCGTTGAGAATATACAAAATGATTCTTTCAAGGATGTTGATTATGAGAAACGCCACAAGGATGACTGCATCAGAATTAATGAGTTGGCGACTACCATTGATATATTAGTTGACCGATATGCTAATTTAAGAAAAAACAAAGGAATGTACTGATATGGGCGAGAAAGACAAGTTAAGGCGTTTATTTATAGGAGATGAGGAAATATCCATATCGGGAATACCAGAGTTTCCAGGAGATTTAATTGCTTATGCATTACAGACTTTTGATACACAAAATAATTCTGTTATCTTCGCAGGAAAATCACTTGAATTTGAAACCGAATTTAAACTCACTAAAGAAAATGCTTTGCTCTTTGCTTTTCCAGATCGAATAAAACAGAACAATTTCCGTAAAATGCACGGTATTCCGAAACGGAGGAAAATTAATGGTACCAGGAAACGCAGATTATGACCTTGACGGAGCTTTATTGCGTGATGAAGCCGTATATCTAAAGAAACTACATTCAGAGTATCTAGTATGCGATGATTTAAAGATTGGAAATATTGAACCAATATCAAAAGAAGTGTTGAACAATATAGAAATCACACAAAACAAAAAGATTGTTTACGGAACTTTTGGAACATTTTCCATTAATGATTTGCCAAAGCAATTGAGGGAGAAAATTAATGAGCATTAAGTCAGCATTAGAATCCGAAGGGATAGATTTTTCTAAATACATGAACCCACCCGAACCGTGGAATGGACAGGCATTGATACGGAATATCAATGGAACGAAATACGCTTGTTGTCCTTTTTGCCAGAAGAAAGCACTTCTGATTAGCCCAGAGACAAAAATTCAGCATCTTAAATTGAAATGCAAGGGTAGCAATTGTAAGAGAGAGTTTGAGGTGAATGTATGAGAATTGTGGTTAAAAGGATTCCGATTGAGATCATCGAACTTGGAATAGAAACATATGCGCAGATTGATATCGAGGAAATTCTTTTTACATCTTATCCGCCAATTACAAAGACCGTTTTAAAATTTTATACTGAGTACACTGTATTTGAATTTCAAAAGGAATATTCAGTAAAAATAAAAAATGATGATATGGTCATAAAATGTTATATTGGAGGACTTTCAAATATTCTAATTCAAAAAGATGCAGGAGAAAGAACTTCTGTTAAATGGTATAAGGTTATATGCGATTCAGAGGTACATGATGAAAATAATCCTTTGACTTGTTATATAAACCCACATTATCCAGAAACAAAACTTGATAAAGCTATAAAAAGAATCAATGAATCACAGAAATTTGATTCAGTATTCAAAATTGACATTGATGAATTTTTTGAACGACATACCAGAAGGGAATTGGCGCATATCGCACATGAAATTATCAATTATTTGGAGGAACCAGATGAACATAAAACGGATTAAATGCATTTTGACAGGTGGATGCAAGTTCAAAAGTTCGGATACAGAATCAAAATGTAATGATAAAGAAAAGACCTGTACAATCACAGAGACTTGCTACAAATGCGGGAAGAAGTACACTGCCGTATTTACCTACAAACAGCTAGGTGTTCCAGATTAGGAGAAATGTTGTATGGTAGAAATATTTGCAATTTTTGCTTTTGCGTTATTTATATTATTTTTAACTACATGGCGAAGTGATGAAAAGCATGGCATTTCGTATTGGATAGAAATTGTAATATTTGGAATAATCATAACCGCTATTGGAGTGACGCTTTCGCTTTTTATACACGTAATAGGTTTAGCGTTAATTTCAATATTTTCAAGCGTGTTTATTGGATAGTAAAGAATACCGTAGAAATAGTTTATATTATCAAACCTATATATAACTTTAAAGCAAGTGAATAATAGTCAAGAGAGCCACATGAGAGCCAGACTAAATCCTAAAAAGAAAGGAGGTCTGGCTCTATTTTTATGGGAAAAATTACAGAAGGCTCGATTGAATGGTATCGGGCAGTTTTAAATCAGATTATCAATGGGGACATGACAATCTATCAGAACCAAAAAGATTGCCTTGATTTGCTTTTAAATATGAATATTGACCTTCCTTTCAACAAGAACCAAGAAGCACGGAAAATGGCTATGAAAGTAAGTCAATACTCACATAACATAGCAGAGAAGTGTGCTGCATTAACTGGTAGTGGTGACTTTGACGATATATACTGGCAGTATTTGTTACTGGAAGCACCACATTTATTTGAAAGTTACTTGCTTTATATGGAAAAGAATAGACCGGACAGCAAGAAATTTTATATTCCAAGAAGAAAAACACTACATGTGGTAGCCCAAGACCTACAAGATTTGGAAGAAAGAAAGATAGAGTTTTACGGTTTATCGCTTCCAAGCCGTGTTGGAAAATCTACTATGTGTATTTTCTTTATGTCTTGGATAATGGGTAAAAGACCGAATAGTCATAGTGCAATGGGCGGTCATTCTGGAAAACTGGCAAAAGGATTTTACGGAGAACTTCTTAATCTCATTAATACACAGGAATACAACTACAATGAAATTTTTCCACAGTCGAAACTTCAAAAACAAAGTGCTGATGATTTTGAAATAAACCTGGACAAACCAGATAGATTTGCAACAATGACTTGCCGTGGTATTGAAGGAACTTGGACGGGTGCCGTTGATATTTCTTCCGATGGTTATTTGTATGTGGATGACCTTGTAAGAGATAGGCAACATTCATTAAGTCCTACCCGATTAGAAAATACATATCAAGAATATCTGAATAAGATGGTTGACCGTAAGATTGATGGCGCAAGGGAACTTATGGTTGGAACTAGATGGAATTTATATGACCCTCTTGGAAAAATCGAGAAGCTAAATCACGATAATCCAATGTATCGGTTTAGAAAAATTCCAGCTTTGAATGATGAAGGTAAATCGAATTTCGATTATGAGTATGGCGTTGGATTTTCAACAAAATATTATGTCGATATGAAAGCCAGGTTAGACGCTAACGAATGGGAAGCCAAATATCAGCAAAAGCCCTTCTTACGTGAAGGAATTGTGTTTGCAGCTGACGAATTGAGATATTATAACGGCGTTCTTCCAGAAGGTGGATTTGTTAAAAATGTTTCTGCCTGTGATGTTGCGTGGGGTGGTGGTGATAGCTTATCAATGCCAGTGGGCGCAGAATACGAAAATGGAGATGTGTATATTTATGACTGGATTTTCAGCACGGCACCAAAAGAAGGAACATTGCCATTAGTTGTTGGAAGAATCATGGGTAATAATATTCAATCCATCAATTTTGAAGCAAATAATGGTGGAGATATGTATGCCTATTATGTAAATGAACGGTTGAAAGAACATAAATACGCTTGCAGCACGACCAGTACAAAAGCGCCTTCAAAACAAGCAAAAAAAGAAAAAATAAATCAGTATTCCGGGGATGTTAAGCAAAATTTTATATTTTTGGCTCCGAAATATCAAGATAAACAGTATCAAAAGGCTATGGATGAATTAACGACCTTTGTATATATTGGCGATAATGAGCATGATGACGCCGCAGATGGAGTTACACAGCTTGCAATAACACTTGCTGGAAAAAGATTTGCAGAAGTAAAAGCAACTAAAAATTTTATGTGGGGAAGGAGATAGAATATGATGACTGCAACTCAATATTTACGCCAGATTGAAAATTATGATAACAGAATCAAAAACAAGCTTATTGAAGAAGAACAGCTTAGTTCTCTTTCCACAAGTGTATCTGCAATTCCTGTTGGAGAAAAGGTACAAACTTCTGTAAAACGTGATCCGATGGGAGACATGATTGCAAAGATATTTGATCTGCGAGAAGAGATTTCCAAAATGATATCCGAATTTTTACAAAAAAAACAAGAAATAGTCAGAACCATAGAACAGGTTGAAGACCCACTACTGTATGACATACTATTTAAGCACTATGTTGAGTACAAATCATTGGTTCGTATCGCAGACGAGATGGGATATTCTGAAATACATATTAAGAAAAAACACTTAAAAGCTTTGGCAGAAGTAAAAAAGATAAAAGGTTTTGAAAGATGATACCAAAATATACTGAATGATACCGCCAATATGTGTAAAATATAAAGTAGAGCATTGGATTAAAATATCCAGTGCTTTTTATTTTGCAGAAAGGATGGTTCGGCTCGTGAGAAATACAATGAATTTTGTAGATTTATGCCGAGGTGAGTTCGGGCGAAAAGTAGCCTACACAGGCGTTGACCGAATCACTCCACAAAATGTAGTAAAAGTAGTGTCAGATACAATTGGTATACATAATAGAAACCGAACATTGATTGATTACTTGTATCGGTACATGAAAGGCGATCAGCCGATATTGTATCGAAATAAAATAGTACGTCCAGAAGTTAATAACAGAGTGGTTGAAAATCACGCATTTGAAACTGTAAAATTTAAAGCTGGACAGATTTGCGGGGAACCAATCCAATATGTATGTAAAAAGAAAAATGCAGACAAAAAAATAAATGAGCAAGTTGACCTACTGAATGATTATCTGGATGAAGCCAATGCAGATGCAAGAAACATCCAGAGAGCAATATACCAAAGTGCAACAGGAACATCTTATAAGGCTATTCTGAAAGAAGAGGACTGGACAAAAAACGGAGATTTACCACCGTTTAGAATCTTCATTCCATATCCAGGTGATTGTTACATTGTATACTCACAGAGAAATGGGAAACCAATGCTTTCCGTGCAGATTTTAAAAGATGAAGATGAACAACAATACTACTTATGTTATTCAAAGAACCAGTTTTTCAAAATCAAGAATGGAAAAGTAACTAACTACGGCATCAATGGTTTTGGCGGTATTCCAATTGTTGAATGCCCGAATAATCACGATAGACTTTCAGATGTTGAAATTGCAATCACCTTATTTGATGCAATTAATAAATATCAGTCTGATAGATTAAATGGCGTGGAACAGTTTGTGCAAGCCTTTATGAAATTTAAGAACTGCGAGGTAGACGAAAACGAGTTTTTGAAAATGGTAAAACTTGGTGCTATTTCTGTTAAAGATACCGGAAATGGCTGTCAGTCGGATGTTGAACTGATGACCGCTGAACTGAATCAATCAGAGAGCCAGGTTGCAAAGGATGATATCTACAATAATATGCTGATTGTGGAAGCAATGCCAAACCGCCAAAGCAATAGCGGAGGGGATACAGGAAATGCCGTATACCTTCGTAATGGATGGGATTTCGCAGAGAGAGATGCAAAATTGGTAGAAGCATTCACCAAGGAAGCTGAAAAGGAATCTGCTAGAATTATTCTGAATATTATCCGTGGTACATCAAATGATGTTAATATCTCAACCAGAGATTTTGATGTAAAGATAACCAGAAACCCAACAGACAATATGCTTGTAAAAGCACAGGCACTTGATTATCTGTTCAAAAATAAAATTCATCCGCTTATCGCACTGATTACTTGCGGCTTATTTAGTGATCCGCAGAAAGTTTATGAAATGAGCCTTCCCTATCTTGGAACGGTTTATCCAGAACTGGCAGACCCAAAAGCAGAAGTGAAGAAAGCTCAACAATTACTGGATGAAAAATTTCAGAATCCAATCAATAAAGGCGTGATAGATAATGAATAAAGCCTTACAGTTTGATGAATTAAATGTTTTATCAGAGAACCGCAGAAGTGAACCATACGAAGAATATTTCGATAAAATGTCCATTTCTGACAAACAAAAAAGACTGAGGATAGCTTTTTCCGAACAGATGGAAGAAGTTATTCTTTTTTGTTTGTCACTGATAGAAACAATGGTTGAAAATAAAGAAGTTGACCAGGAATATATAGAAGATGAGTTATCCGAACAATACCTTGCGATAGCAGCTATATATTTTGCTGTTGATGACTATATCACAGATTATGTTAGACAATTCTCACATGATGTTGTTCAATCAACATTCGATCACATCAAGGAAGAGTATTATCTTTCCAGAGACAGGGCAATGTTTATTTCTGAATGTGAAGCAAATACTTCTCTGAATTATAAGGAGTACACGGATGCAATCAAATCTGGAAAGAAATATAAAACATGGAAAGACATAGGAGATAAAAGAGAGCGCAGAACACATCTTGAAGTTGGTGGAACGACAATTCCAATCAAGGAGTTGTTTGCAGTCGGTGACAGCTTAATGCTTTTTCCAAAAGATGTTTCACATGGAGCTTCCAGCAAAGAAATCGTGAACTGTCGCTGCTCAATTCAATACAGTTAATTAGGGACGAGAAATCGTCTCTTTTTTATTACACAAAAATAAAATGCACCCCGATAGCGTGAACATGGGAGACACCTTATGTTGAGCGAACAACGTTAAAAAGCGTACTGGTGAAAGGAGATTTCAATGACAAGAGAAGATGTTAAAAAAATTTTTCCAGAAGCAACTGACGAGCAGATTACAGCATTTCTGAATCAGTCTAATTCTGATGTGGCTAGAGAAAAAGCAAAAGCCCAGAAGCTGAAAGAGGATGCAGAAAAAGTGGAAGCACTGGAAAAAGAGCTGGAAGAACTCAAACAGCAGAACATGACGGAAGCCGAGAAAGCAGAACTGGAACGCCAGAAAGAAAAAGCTGCAAATGAGAAGAGGATTTCTGACCTCGAATCTGCACTTGCAACGTCCCAGAGAGAAGCCCTAGTAGGAAAAATCACTTCCATTTTTGCTAATGCAGGAATGAAAGGAGATGCTTACACCGGAGCAATCAAAGCTTTTTCTAACATGAATGCGGATGATGCTCTTAAAGAAGCCCAGACATTTGTTGATGGAATTTCCGCAGAAAATAAAGCGACACTTGATACCGCAAAGGCAGCTTGGGAGAAAGAAGCATTGGAAAACACTCCGAATCCGGGCGGTGGTAGTGGTAGCAAAGCTACAGTAAAAAGCGATGCTGCTGAATTTGCAAAAGCTTACTCAGCAAAAATGAACCAGGAAACTAAATCAGCGGACGATAACGCCCCTGTAAATATTTAAGTAAAGGAGATATAAATAATGGCTTTTATGAAAACAGAGCAGTATGAGTCCACTCCAAATATTCTTGAATCCGAGGTCGGACTTGTACTCAAAACCTACACAGCAGATCAAACAAATGCTGAAACAGTTGGAACTAAGAAAATTATTAAAGCAGGTTCCGTATATCCAACAAATGCGACAGGCGCAATCGGCATTGTATTTGAAGATGTTGATATGACAGATGATACAAAGAGACCAATTTCCGTGATCGTCGCAGGCCGTGTTCTCGAAAAAAGACTTCCAGTAACAGTTGACACTACTGCAAAAACAGAGCTTGAAAAAGCCGGAATTGTTTTTGTAGTCACAGAAGACCCAGTATTTTAAGGAGGTATGACAAATGCCATTTAATATTTTGGAATCAATTACCCAAGAAGAAAGACTTAATTTCTCTCAGAATTTCAGCGTTAAAAGACCAGGTATCCTCGATACCATTTTCCCAGATACAAAAACCCAGTATCTGAAAGCAGAGTATTACAGACTTATGGCTGGACAGAATCTCCCTGAAGTTGCATTCGTCCACGCTCTTGATAGCGAAGCAGAAATCGGCACAAGACCTGGATTTGAAAAAGTCCTGACTGAAAAACTCTTCATTAAGAGAAAAATCAATCAGTCCGAAAACTTACGGCAGGCAATTGAAAACGGTGTGCCGGATAATGAAGCGCTGAAAAGCTTTGTATTTGATGATGCAGCCAGACTGTTCGAGGGCGTTGTTACAAGAGCAAATGTTATGAAAGGACAGTTCCTTTCCACTGGCGCTGTAACAATCAAAGAGAATCATGTTGACATGGGAATTGACTATGGCGTTCCAGCAAGTGCAAAAGTAACGCTTACTGATTGGTCTAAGCCAGATGCAGACATCATGGGCGATATCCAGAAAATGGTAGCTGTAGCAGAAGGCAATGGCTATGTAGTAAACAAAGCTGTTACTTCTCTTAAAATGATTAACTATATGCGGAACAACACTGCAATGCAGACAGCTGTTCTGGGTGCTGCAAATAAAAGGCTTCTCACAAAGCAGGAGCTTGCCAATCTGCTTATGCAGGAATATGAAATCACAATTGATCGTTGTGATGAGAACTTTAATTTCAGAAAAGCAGATGGAACCCTGAAAACAGCCAGATACCTTAAAGAGGATGTATTTACTCTGTATGAAGCAGATGCTAACGGTTCTTTCGGTGTTGGTCTCTGGGGTGTGACACCTGAGGAACTTGAATACAGACAGTTCATTCAGGAAGAGAACCGTTCTTTTGTAACCCTTTCCATGTGGGCTACACAGGATCCAGTTGCAGTATGGACAAAAGCATCCGGTATGTTCGTCCCGGTTGTACCCAAAGCCAACGGCGGTATCGTAATCGGTACCAAGGCGGGGGAATAACCGGGCATAGTCTCGATGAAAACAGCCAGTCACCATCTGTAGCAAGTGCTTATGATGAATCAACACATAAGTATACAGAAAGCGAGTTGTCTAATATGACTGTATCTCAGTTAAGACAACTCGCAAGTGATAACGGCTATGCCCTGACAGCAACTAATAAGGCTGGAATAATATCAGAGATTTTATCTCAGCAAAGGTAGGTGATTAAATGGACGAACAGCTTATAGAGGATTTGACAAATTATCTTGAAGATGATGCAGAAACTGCGAGGATGATTCCTCTTTCAGCAAAGAGGGCTATTCGTTCATTTAAGAAGAAAAGGAATTATCCTTCATCTTACAGTGATGAGAAAATAAATTCCGATATGGAAAACTGCTATGATTGTATATTTGATTTGGCTCTTTTCTTTCTGGTGAAACAGGGAGCTGAATTCCAAGGATCACATTCCGAATCTTCTGTAAATAGAAGTTGGAATTCCGAAACTGAAATATATGTAAATCATGGTGTTTTTCCATTTATCGGGTTCTAAGATGGTGTGTGCGTGATACGTCAATCCTCCCACGTATCGCAGGGGTGCTTCAAGCTAGGTGGGTAGAAGCAATATCTAAAAAATGGGAGTGATGGAAAGGAATAGCGATGGGATGTGAACACGAGTGTATCAACGAACACCGCTTGCAAGAATTGGAAAGTGCCGTCCATGAGATGAAAGAAAAGCATTCAAAAAGGGATGAAGGCTTTTTTAATCGTATCAATGCGCTAGAACAGAAAATTGCTTTATACAACAACGATCTGGGACACATCAAAGATACAGTTGACGAAATGAACGACAATTTAAAAGCACTCATGGAAAAACCAGGAAAATTACAGGACAAAATTATTGCTTATGTTATAACTGGCATAATTGGTATTGTTTTAGGTTTTGCCCTTAAAGGCATTTTCCCGGTGTAATATTGATTCCACTAACAGGGAGGACGGTGGAATGGATAATTATAAAGACTTTTCGGAAGATGAAAGAATCTTCTATTTGCGTGAAGCTGGATTTGATTCCAGAGAAAAAGAGTTATTCCGATTGCGTGTTTACGAAGAAAAAACACTTGCAGAAGCTTCAGAAATCATGGGTTACAGCACAAGAACAGTAGACCGCATAAACAGAAAATTAAAGAAGAAAATTATAAAAGTTGCCCCGATGTATTGTCGGGGCTTTTCTTTGTATTCATAAAATGTGGCGTATTTATGGCGTTATCATGGCGTGTTAATCAACCTCTTATTATTGTAAAATATAATTATAAAAACAAGGGAGGTTTGAGATATGCAGTATGGTAATCCGTATTTTTCACAACCATTTCAACAAATACAACCGTATCAAGATAGATTAGCACAATTACAGAATAGTTATCAGCAGGCAATGCCATACGGACAGGCACAGATTCAGCAACCAATACAGCAAATGCCACAAGTACCACAAATCCCCATGTTACAAGGACAGATGGTTGATGGCATTGATACTGTAAAGGCAAAAGACGTAGATATGTCTGGAAACCCTGTTTATTATCCAAAAACAGATGGAACAGAAATATATAGAAAACAATTACAGGCAGATGGAAGAAGTAGAATTTTTGTTTATCGACTTATAAATCCGGAAGAACAACAGCAACCAAAGGTAGAAGAAAAACCGATTGACATAGAAGCTATGTTTAATCAACTTCGGAACGATGTTTGTTCTGAGATTTCCCAAATAAAGAGTATGTTCCCGACACAAATGTCGGGGACACCGGAATCTAAGCAGAACGGAGGTAAACAGAGATGATGAATCCAATGCAACTTATGCAGATGATACGTGGTGGAGGGAATCCTCAACAAGCCATAATCAATATGATGAAAAGACAGGCAGGGAATAATCCTGTAATTGACAACGCAATTAATATGATGGAAAAAGGTGATAATGCAGGAATTGAAAAGCTTGCAAGAAATCTTTGCCAAGAAAAAGGGATTAATCCTGATGATATGTTATCGCAGGTTAAGAATCAGTTTGGAATAAAATAAATTCGCTACAATAATTAAAAGAGCCGCGGTCTTTTGATTTTGTATAAATTACAAAAATCAATAAGGAGGTAATCACTATGATGAATGGTGGATTATCAGCAAGCGATGTCGCTGTATTAAGCGGCTCTAATAACCGTGCCGATGAAGGCTATGGCTTTGGCGGTGGCTGGGCATGGTGGATTATTATATTGCTTATCTTCGGCTGGGGCGGTTTCGGCGGCTTTGGCGGCTGGGGCGGCAATGGTGGAAACGGTACAAATGGTGCAGGTTTCCAAGGATGGGCAACCAGAGCGGATATCAATGAGAGCTTTGCTCTGAACGATATTCAGAATGGCATCAGAGGTATTCAGCAGGGCATTTGCGATAGCACATATGCGCTTAACAATACCATGCAGAGTGGATTCAACGGCGTGAACGTTGGAATGCTTCAGGGCTTCAATGGCGTTCAGCAGGCAATCAATGCTGATACTGTAGCCGGTATGCAGAATACCAATGCATTACAGTCTCAGTTAGCAAGTTGTTGCTGCGAGACCAGAGAAGCTATCCAGGGCATCAACTATAACCTGGCTACCAACACTTGTGCATTGCAGAACACAATGAACAATAACACCAGAGACCTTCTGGAAAATCAGAACAGCAACACAAGAGCAATCCTTGATTATCTTTGCCAGAAAGAGACAGCAGATCTCAGAGCAGAGAATCAGGCACTTAAACTGGCGGCTTCACAGTCCGACCAGAATGCGGTATTACAGGCGGCTATGAACGCAAATACAGCAGAAATCCTCAGACGCACTGCACCGCTTCCAGTTCCGGCATATCCGGCAAGTAATTTGTATGGATATTATGGAAACTGTGGATGTGGGGGAAACAACGGTTGTTGCTGATTTTATCATTGAATTAAATTAAAAATTGAATATGTACCGTTCTTATGATATAATAAAATTATCATAGGAGGAACGGTGCATGGTTAATCAAGATTTAATAGGTCAAAAATTTGGGAAACTTACAGTTGAATCTAGCGCAGGAACCAATAAGTGGAAACATAGGTTATGGGAATGCAAATGCGATTGTGGCAATATTGTGATCGTAGACACATCTAGACTAAGAAATGGTCACACAAAAAGTTGTGGATGTTTACACCCAAAAGCGGAAGATTTGACAGGAAAGCGTTTCGGAAAATTGACCGTAGTAAAGAAAATAGGCAGGAAAAATCGTTCTAATTATTGGAAATGTCATTGTGACTGTGGCAATGATGTCAATTGCTATCAATACAATTTAATGAGGGGAACAAGTACATCTTGCGGATGTTTGCGCAGTTATTACTCGAAACAAAGTAGAAACTGTCATGGAGAATCAACCGGAATTTTATATAAAAAATGGTCTTCGATTAAAACAAGATGTACTAACCCAAATGACCCGCACTATAAAGACTATGGTGGACGTGGAATTAAATTATGTGATGAGTGGCAAGAATATTGGCCGTTTAGAGAATGGGCTTATGCGAATGGATATCAAGAAGACTTAACCATTGAGAGAAAAGACGTAAATGGAAATTATTGTCCCGAAAATTGTTGCTGGATTGCTGGGTTTGAACAAGCCAGCAACAAAAGAAGAAGTGTATTTTTAGAGTACGGTGGGAAAAAGCAAACAATTTCTCAGTGGAGTAGAGAACTTGGAATAGGAAAAGAAACCATTGCGTATAGGGTACATGCCGGATGGAGTGCGGAAGAGTGCTTATTTGGTAAAAAGAACAGAACTGGAAATTCTAGCCCTAGAATGAATATCCCTGACTATTTATCTTAAAAGTAACAAAAGTTGTTGAACTCACCCTTAGAGGTTGACTAAATTCTAAGAGGTGGGTTGCGGCTCACCTCTTATTGATTGAGAGGTAAAAAATATGGCATGTAAGAATGTTTGTAAGATTTGCAATCACCTTGTGCTGTCTACTGCAATTGCATTCACAGGTGGAAATCTTGTGGTTACTATCCCGGAAGGAAGCTACAATAATGGAGAAAAATACTGCATTGTTTTAGCGCAGTCTATTCCGAATACAACCACAATTACCGCCCCAGTGATGATTCAGATAGGAACAGGAACAACTTTATATCCATTGGAGAATCGTTGTTGCGCACAGGTAACAGCATGTGGCGTAAGAACCAGAACAAAATATGCAACCAGAGTTGCAACAAGTGCTACTGGTGGAGCGTTCAAAATGTTAGGAAATCCGGCATGTAGTCCGAGCAACAATTTGAAAGCAATTAATGGTACAGCCCCAACGACAGAAGCACCTGTTACGCAGGCTGTTAGAAAGGGGGCACTGTAATGCATAAAGTTGCAATGGAAATGGGAAAATGGGCTATGGAAAAAGCAAAAACACATGGCTTTGATAATCTCAGCGCTCAAGACTGGGACGATCTGAAAGACTGCATGGAAGCGGTTAAATGTGCAATTTGCGCTGACAAAGATTATCGCATTGTGGAAACTATGGATGAATGCGAACAGGAAGAAAAATATCTTGGGCGCATGGGATATGACCGTTACCGCTATTCAAATGGACGTTTCGCTCCAAAAGGTAGGGGAACCAGAAAAGGTTATAGACCATATCTGTACATGGAAGACGATGACTGGATGGACGAGTATTTAAACAATCCAGAGTTTGAACGCAATATGTACCGCATGGGATATCATCCAGACCGTAGTGATATGGAAATGGGTGACATGAATCGGAAGAAATCCAGATATGGCGAATCCTATGATAGATACGATGAGAATCGTAGGCATTATCATGATTCTAAAGACACGGAATCCAAAAGAAAAATGGATGATTCCATGAAGGAGTACACATCTGACATTATCCGTAATCTCACGGAAATGTGGTCTGATGCAGATGCGACCCTTAGGCAGTCGATGAAAACTGACTTAACTCGTCTGATACAGCAGATGAACTAGAGCAATAAATGAATTAAGTCCTTGTCGTAAATTAATGCGGCAGGGGCTTTTTTCGTAGAAAGGATGGTGAGAAACCATGCTGAAACAATTCTATATGAATGGGGACTTATGGAGAGTGCAGTTTGTTCCACCACAAGATGATGTTTTAATTGACCGCACAGGAAACAGAACACTTGGAGTATCGGATTATTCCACCCATATTATTTCAATCGCAAATAACCTTCACGGAGAGCTTCTGAACCGTGTATTTATTCATGAGTTAGGTCATTGCGTGATGTTCAGCTATGGTCTATTACCAGAACTTCATCGTATGGTTAAGAAACGGTATTGGGTGGATGCAGAGGAATTTGTATGCAATATTCTGGCAGACTATGGACAGTTTGTTATTGGCACAGCCAGAGATATTTTGGGAAACCAGTTCACATATGTAGCTCCCATTGGGGCAGAAAGGATGATTGCGTAAATGGCAAAAGCAGAAAACACAATTATTTTTGATGGCATTCAGTACAATCCAGGTGATGAATTGCCTGATTTAGGCAGTTGGGTATGTACAGATGCAAAAGGTATGGTTCGTGATTACGAGGGACTTTCAAAAGATGTATCAAAGCTCCCACATTATGTACAGAGCGGTTCTTCGGCGTTGTGCCTTGATACCTCTGAATTATACGAGTATCACAAACCTACAGACACATGGTACAGGTTGTAAAGGAGAAGCGTATGGCATTAACAGCAAAAAAAGTATATGCAATATTAAAACGCCAGATTTCTGATATGGAATCACAACTGAATCATCCAGTTAGATATAAAGGAACAGTCGCTACAGCAGATTTACTCCCACTAAATCCAGCTATTGGTGACATGTACAATATTGAACAGAAATCAATATATGGCGAAGCAGGAATGAATGTTGCGTGGAACGGAGTAGTATGGGATACCATGGGCGCTCCGATTGATATGTCACTTTACATTAAAACGAACGAATTGGCAGATTGGGCAAAACAGCAGAATAAGCCAACATATACAGCGGATGAAGTGGGGGCACTGCCAGATACTACATTAGTTCCTAGTAAAACAAGTGAACTGCAAAATGATTCAGGATTTCTTTCCGGAACAGACGAGACTCTGAGCGTATCTGGAAAGGCCGCAGATGCAAAATCTACAGGAGCTGCAGTTGATTCGCTAAAAAAATCAATCGAAGATTTAAGGGAAAAACGCATTGAGAAAACCGCAGATGATACATCTGTTGTACTGGATGCAAGTACGTTTTATGTTTTTCCAGAAATGCAAACATTGAGTGTTACTGGATTGAATGGCCATTTTCGTTTCACGTCTGGCTCCATGGCTACAACTCTTACTCTTCCAGATTCCGTGATCTCTGATCTTGCAGTTGAACCTAACAGGATATACGAAGTAAGTATTGTTGATGGATACCTGGCATGGACAAGTTGGGCGGTGAGCTGATGATAACCAATAATATGATTACCAGACGGGTAATGATGAATGATAAACTTCAGGACAAGGATGGGACTCAGATTACGTGCGAGAATTGCAAGGGAAGTAAGTTCTCAGGATTGAAAATATACGGCAAGAGTAAGCAAGTAACCACCACTGGGGCGCAGCTATTTCCGCCCCCAATGCTAGGAAGCCAAGAAAAAAATGGCATAACTATTGATTGCATGGAGGATGGAAAAATACGTATCAGTGGAACCGCCGAAATAACAACGGATTTTTACGTATCGAGAATGCAGCTGTCTGCCGGGACCTATACTTCTTCTGGTGGAGTTAATATTGATGCAAGCGTATTAAGATATGCGCTTGTTGATGATATTGGAGTGTCATATTTTGATGTGGACGGTGATTATACAACAGATACGATAAAAGAACCTATAGAGGCAGAATTGCTATTGAGAGTGTACGCCGGAAAAACAATAGATCTTATTGTCCAACCAATGCTAAACGCCGGTTCCACCCCTCTCCCATGGGAGCCCTACACAGGTGGAAAACCTAGCCCGTCACCGGATTATCCGCAGGAGATAGAGAGTGTGGGGCAGGGTAAGACAATTGGGATTAATGTGAGAGGGAAGAATCTGTTAAGGATAGATAACAGCCTCGAAAATTATGAAAGCGAGGAGTATGCGGGTACGGCAAATCGCATAATATCTTCAGGGATGGTTGCTATTGGGCTTGATAATGCTAATCTTTTTGTGCCGCAATATATCAGCAACTGTGTGATGGATAATGGGAGCATTTCATATCATACTAAGAGTCCTGGTTTTGCAGTAGGTATTGGAGCGCAATTAACATCAGGGCAGACATATACATGTTCTTTCGATTCGACTAATAACGGAAGATTGTGCTTGTTGTATTATGATACCAATGGCACCTGCTTGAAAAAACAAGATTTTGTAAAAAGCACGTTTACCGTGCCTGAAAATGTAGTGTATACAGTGTTGCTGTTTAGGGATGCTGATAAGGCCGGTGACTACAAATTTTGGGACATTCGACTAGAATCCGGTGATACCGCAACCCCGTACGAACCCTACCATGAGGCACAATCCATGGACATATCCACGCCAAATGGTCTACCTGGCATACCAGTGTCATCCGGTGGAAACTACACGGATGTGGACGGACGACAATGGATCTGCGATGAGGTGGATTTTGCAAGAGGTATGTATGTGCAGAGAATTACCAAGAAACTTTTGACCTCAACTGGAAAGTATGCATTATCGAGTACAGCAATTTCAAACAAATTCCGTATATTCATAAATGATATATCAGCAAATACTGTACTTCCGGTAAAAACGCCAGATAAGATTGGAGCTGTTATGGCAGATTTTCTTTTTGCTAAATCGGCAAATGAAACTTATAAATGTAGAGAGGGAATATCTGTTGAGATTACAGGAAACATAACTTTCTACGTAGAAACAATTCAGACAGTAGAACAAGCGCAAGAATATTTTAAAGATAACCCAATGACGTTATATTATGCATTGGCCGCTCCCATCGAAACCCCTCTCACCTCCGACCAGCTAGCCGCCTATAAGCAACTCCACACCTACGCTGATAGTACGGCAATAATCTCCAACGATGCAAATGCGTATATGGGGGTAACATATCGGAGGCTGAGGGATTAATTCTGCCCTCCAAAATTTTTTTATTGGAAAAATACGAGTTAATTGTTTAAAGCATTTATAAGAGATTACGCGATTGTAATCTCTTTTTATTTTGGAGGAAAATAATATGAACCAATCCAGGGCGAGACCACATAACCGGCCTTATTTTTTACAATCATGTTACGGAAAACAATAAATTCCGGAGAAAGGAAGGAAAGTGGAGCAAAAGGTTCAGGAGCAGGAGAAAACGATCAAGATGTTGACTTCCTGCCTGCTGGAAATGTCAGAGGCGGTTTATGCGTAAATTATTAATCAATTTATTTTTGCTATGCGCAGGAAAGGATGGTATTAGAATGATGGCAATGTTATGGGAACAGGAAATTATGAATCAAGAAACAATAGAGGACGCAAAGAAAATGTATGCAAGGGTTCCACGGCTCTTAAAAGAAAAGGTGAAGGATATTCTGATTCAATCCGGAATGGAGGAAATCACTGAATAAATGACGAAGCTACAGATTATATAAGCAGGTGATTACACATGAGAGGATTAGTCCGTCAAAAGCAAAAAGTATACTGGTCACGAATATCCGAGAAAACACAAGGATTAGACCGTATTAAAGTTTATGAGAAACCAGTTTTATACTATTTTTCCGTATCATCTACCGCCGGAACGCCAGAAGAAATTGCAGCCGGAATAGTGCCGGATTATGACAGGTACATTACAAGCTTTAATCGAAATTTCCATCCACAGGAAGCAGACATATTTTGGATAGACAGAATCCCACAAATAAGCGAGGATGGAAGCCTTATTTTGGACGAAGATGGAGAACCTACAGTATTGCCAGACTACACACTAAAGAAGATTTTAGACACAAAAAAAGGCAATATTGCCAGATACGGAATTTCCAAGAGAGGAAACGAGGATGGGTAAGACAATAAAGTGTACCTTATCGCAGAAATCAATCCAAAATGCTATTGATGAAATAAAAAATTATCAAAAATCTTTAAGGAGCAAAAATGAAATCTTCATAAAAAGATTATGTGAATTAGGGATTCCAGTCATTAATCAAAATATTTTAGCAGCACAAGGCGATTCTGATAAGAACCACAATACTTACATCAAAATTAACAGTTTTGGAAACTATGCAGAAGCCCATTTAATATGCGAAGGAATAGACCTTTTGTTTATAGAGTTCGGTGCAGGTATTCACTACAATGGTGCAGCCGGTTCTAGTCCACATCCAAAAGGAGAAGAATTTGGTTATACAATCGGTTCTTACGGACAAGGAAAAGGAAAAAACGATTCCTGGGTATATGTTTCTGATTCTGGAGAATGGGTTCGCTCTTACGGTACAGAAGCTACAATGCCAATGTATAAAGCCAGTGTAGAAATCATTCAGAATATCCGCAAAATTGCCAAAGAGGTATTCTCTTCTTAAAGAAGATACCATAATATACTGAATGATACCGACCAATTATGTTATCATTACAGTGTTAAATTGTAGCATAAAATGCAATGCGTTCACCATAAAAGTGGGCGCATTTTTTATTGTGAGGTGACAGATATGCCAGACACAATAGAATCCCCTGTATTAGAAGTTTTTTCAAGGTGGGGAGCGGCTGTTTCTAAGATTACTGGCGCAGACAATTATTCCATGGATGGGAGCGAAACAAATGCTTCTGGAAAAAAGGCATATGCACAGCTTTATATGCTTGGTAATCCAATTACAAGAGGTGACCTTGAAGGGGATGAATGTGCAACAATGCCATCATTTCAAGTAAATTGCTTCACATCTGGGAGCAAAGCATTAACCAGATTGTATGAATTGGACAAGATAAGTCACAAAGCAATGGTGAGCATGGGATTCCGTCGTACATATGGACCGGAGCCTATGTTTTTTGGTGACAGTGGAATCAAAAAGCTTGTAAGCCGATACAGCCGAATATATACAGGAACTTTATTAGATTAGGAGCAGAAATGCTTCTATTTTTTTACCCAAAAAATATGAAAGGAGAACATCGAAAAATGAAAGCAGACAAACTACTTTGGCTGAAAGCAGCAGGAATTAGAGCCGTAAAAACAGTCGCACAAACAGCAATAGCAACCATTGGAACCGCAACTGTAATCGGCAGTGTCGACTGGAAAATGGTTTTATCCGCATCTTTACTCTCTGGCTTTTTATCTCTGCTTACATCTGTAGCAGGATTACCGGAACTGAAAACAGACAAAGAAGAGTAGAAAGGCGGTGATCCGCTATCTCCCGGCACAGGGTTACGTGCATAAAAATTAAATTAAAGAAAGGAGCCTATTAAAATGGCAGATTTAACAACACTTGGCGTAACTTTTCATTACGGTGTTGAAACCGTTAAAGGAACGAAGCCAACTGCATTCACCTGGTTAAAAAGATGTAGTTCTATTGGTGGAATTTCTCTTGATACAGAACAGATTGACGTATCCGCACTCGAAGACTTCATTACACAGTACGCATCTGGTAGACAGGATACTGGTGGTACTTGGGATGTAACCTTCAATCTTAACGCTGATGTTATCACAGCATTAAAGAAGCTTATGACTGATACGGCAACAGGAAAGACAAAAGGATTTAGAGTTTGGTTTGAAGTTGTATTTCCAGACCTCGAAGATGCATTCTTTGTTATCGCAGACCCTGGAAAAAATATTCCACTGTCTGACATTGGGCAGAATGAAGCAGCAACAATTCCGCTGTCTCTCATTATTCAGGAATACAAAGGTCTTGATACAAAAGTTGTTTCCGAAGAGCTTGCACAGGCTTTAGACACCGCAAAAGCAGTAGCAGATTCCACAGGCGCAATGGCACTTAGCTAACAAAATATATCGGGAGGATTATAAAATGGTAACTTTTAATGTACATGGAAAAGAATATAAGGTTGTATTTGGATACGGACTTCTTACAAAAACAGATGTGCTGGACAAGGTACAGGGGATTACAGATGGAAAAGAGAGAAGTCTTCAGAAAATGATTTCTCTTCTACCGGAACTGCTTCTTGCCGGACTTCAAAAGAAGCACAAGGAAGAGTTTGGGTATGAAAGTGATTCTGAAAAAGAAGTTGTTCTTAATAAAGTCTGTGACCTTTTGGATGATTACGAAGATGAAGGAACTGAGGAAAATCCCAAAAGCGGATTTGATTTATACCAACTTCTTGATAAAGAATTGGAGAAAAACGGTTTTTTATCCGGTCTGCTGAATGCAGTAGCAGAAGCACAGGCAGTGGAGAAGAACGCAACGAAGCTTCCACAGGATCACAAAAAGAAAAATTAACTTTTCGAGAAGCTGTTTACCAAGAGATTCTTCCTTTATACCTCTCTATTGGTGTATCTAAAGAAGAATTTATGGATTCCACCCCAACAGAGTTAAAGCCTTATCTCGAAGCTGAAAAGATACGCCAAAAGAGGAAAGATGCCGAACTCTGGCAAGCGGGCATTTATGAAACATCAGCCACATTCACAGCTGTTGCAAATGCTTTAATGGGAAAAAAATCCAAAGCAGAGTATTTGAAAAAACCTTTACTGGAATCAGCAGAGGAAGAAAAGCGTAAACAGGAAGGTATACTTTCCGAAGAAGAAAAGAAAAAACAGAGAAACGCACTTTTGGCAAGCTTGCAACTCATGCAGGCAAGCTTTGAGCTTAACCATGAAAAGGGCAGGCAGGATTAACACTCTTGTCTGCCCTTTATTTTTTTGTAAAAAAGGAGGGATAAATAAAATGGCTGACAATACCATTGATACCCTTGATATACAGATTAGCAGTAGTACAGAAAAAGCAGTACGTGCGCTGACTAATCTTTCAAACAAACTCACAGAAGTTAATTCCGCATTAAGCGGAGTTAATACAAACGGATTGCGTAGTTATGCAAGGGAACTCGGAAGAGTTACGTCTTCCTTTAATTCTCTAGGCAATGTCCGTACTTCTGGTCTTGATAGTGCTATTTCAAAATTAAACGCACTTAGTAAAATCAACCTTAGTAATCTTCAGAATCAAAAGATTAGTTTTGATTTGGACATCAAAGGTGGAGATCAAACACAAAAACTGCAATACGCCATTGATAAAACAGTACGTGATATTAAAATTGACACATCTTCCATTTCAAAGCAATTAATTGAAGCCTTTAACTTAAAAGGTGGTGCCGCTTCAAAAGTTCGTTCTAATATGAATGAACTTGCAGAGGAAATGGCACGTTCTTTTGATGGAAAAGATATTACTGCGAATGTAGGTTCTCTTCTTAATGAAATTGGAAACACTATTCTTAAAAGCGGAAGCGTTGTAAAGTCAAGCCTTGGTGGATACCTGGAAGGTGCGGAACAAGAATGGATTGATTTCAATAATTACTTCAAAAACAAGAAAATCTATGTTTCCGATATGCTAAAAGCCGACCTTGGTAAAGGCGAATTTTCTGAGATTCTGAAAAACAATCTGAATAAGGTTGTTACAGATGCAACCAAAGGCATTACACTTGACAAATCCTGGCAAGAATTAGCAGATAGATTCCCAACTCTTGTACCAAGAGATACTATAAATGCAGCAGATCAGCTGATTACCATACTTGAAAATATCAAAAAAGTTAGAGAATCAATAAAGCCAGTATCAATAGAATCGCTTTATGGAGAAAACGCTTCAAAAGCATCGGATAAAGTATGGGGAATGGCTGTTGATTCCACTCAACAGCTTGCAGAGCAAGTAAAAACAAGACTTAATGATGCGTTGAAAGGTGCTGACGGCCAGCTCCCTATTGATGTAAAAATCAATACGGATAAGATTACGTTGGATATCCAAAACGCAATCAATAAGGTTGCGGAGCTGAAATACAATACTGTAAAAGTAACACTTGATGTAGATACCACAAATGTTAAAGATGCAGTTACCGGCAAGCTTAAAGAAATTGATGCAGGGCAAATGACAAGTATTGCCGATGGAATGAAACAGTTTTCAGATTCTTTAAGAGTCATGGGAACTGTTAATTATAAAGCTTCCGGTTTAAACGCAATCATTAATTCCATTAGCAGATTTAGCCAGGTAGATATTAGTAATTTTAATTCTATGAAACTTGGCGAGATAATCACTCAGTTATCTGGATTATCGGCAATACCGGATGTATCTGCAAGTGTTAATCGTTTTGTTAATTCAATGGCTAGACTAGCCAATTCCGGTGAATATATTGCGAATGTATCCGCTGAATTACCTGCATTGGGAAGTAGCTTGAAATTTATCACAGAAAGCTTTATTGGTGTTGATGGAATTTCAGATTCCGTAAATAGGTTTGTTCAGTCAATTGCACAATTGGCAAGTTCTGGAAATAAAATCGGGCAAACTTCAAGCCAACTTGGAACACTAGCAAAGGAAGTATTATCTTTCTTTGACGTGATGAAAACTGCACCTAAAATCAGTGATAACACAATCCGCATGACGGAAGCACTAGCAAAGTTGGCAAATTCTGGCGGTAAAGTGAATTCTGCTACAAATTCTATATCCAGTGCGTTTTCTAAATTGTCATCTGCAACATCTAACCTTGGAAACATTGTTAGCAAAACTTCTTCTAAAATTGGAACTGGGATAAAAAGTATTATTGGATGGTTTCAGCATCTCGGGAATAGTAGCTCTGGAGTTAAAACTGCTTCTTTTAATCTCGGAAATTTGCTCAAAACTGCTATCGGTTTTAAGGCTATTCGTGGTCTGGCAAATTTAGGGAAAAGTGCAATTGGTTTTGGCTCTGATATTACAGAAATCGAAAATGTTGTAGATATTTCCTTTGGAAGCATGGCAGATGAAGCCTACAAATTTGCTTCTACGGCAAAAGAACAATTTGGATTATCCGAATTGGCAGCAAAGCAATATTCTGGAACCATGATGGCAATGATGAAATCATCTGGTGTTGCGCAAGATGCAGCTTCTAAAATGTCAATTTCTCTTGCTGGATTAGCCGGGGATATTGCATCATTTTACAACATTGATACAGATACTGCTTTTCAGAAAATACGCTCTGGAATTTCCGGGGAAATTGAGCCTTTAAGACAATTGGGTATTAATTTATCCGTTGCAAATATGGAGGCTTATGCTCTTTCAAGGGGAATTACAACATCTTATAATGCAATGTCTCAAGCTGAAAAAGTAGCTCTTCGATATAACTATTTAATGTCAGCTACAGGCGATGTGCAAGGAGATTTCGCCAGGACATCTGGCACCTGGGCGAACCAGGTTCGTTTACTCACTCTGAACTTCCAGTCGCTTTCCGCAGTAATCGGGCAAGGTTTGATTGCTGGCATTCTTCCTGCTATTCAAGCTCTCAATGCACTTATGTCAAAACTTATGCAGGCTGCGAATGCGTTCCGCAACTTCATGTATGTATTGATGGGAAAGAAGCTGAAAGGTTCACAGAGTGGAGTTAGTGATATCGTATCTAATTTAGGCGGTATAGAAACAGCTGGCGACGATGCTTCCTCCGGGCTTGATGACGCTACATCATCTGCCAAGAAATTAAAAAAGGCACTTTCTGTATTGCCATTCGACCAATTAAATCAGCTTGCTGATAACTCAAACGATTCCGGGACTGCATCTAAAAGCCTTGGTTCTGGACTTGGCGATTTGGCTGATAGCTTTGCAGGAATACAAGATTCCTTGGACGAAGTTTTGACTGTCGATGAAACACCTATTAACAAATGGGCTTCCAAAATTAGAAAAGCATTTATCAATAAAGACTGGCAGGGACTAGGTTCCACTATTGCAGACATGATAAATGTCGGAATGCAAAAAATATATGAAGTTATTAATTGGAATAATGTTGGCCCGAAAATAACCGAATTTGTAAATGCATTTACCACGGCATTCAATTCCATGGTTAGCGGCATAGATTTTGACTTAATGGGAAGATTGCTTGGAGCTGGAATTAACACAGCAGTAAATACTCTAAACCTGTTGCTTGGAGATGGAGGAATAGATTTTTCTGGAATAGGGGCAAAACTGTCTCAACTTTTAAAAGGAGCTATAAAGGAAATTGACTGGACAGGTCTTGGAAACTTAATCGGAAACAGTTTTATGGCATCTTGGAAAATGCTTTCTGGCTTTGTAAAGGATATGTCTAAAAAAGATGGTGCTGGAATTACTGGATGGGGTAAGCTTGGAACTGCTATTGGAAAAGCCTTAAATGGTGCAATCAAAAAGATAGACATGAACACAATTGCAGACGCTCTTTCCGGTTTACTGAACGGAGCGTTTGAAAGCTTAAAGGCATTTACAGAAACATTTAACTGGGATGATCTCGCAACAAAAATTAGAGATGGAATCTCCGAGTTTATCAAAAATACAAACTGGAAAGAAAATGGACAGGCTCTTGGAGATTTTATATCTCACCTGTGTACCGCATTAAAAGATTCTCTCACTACAGACACATTCTATGAGTTTGGACAAGGAGTTGGAACATTCCTTGGTGAATTGCCATGGGGTGAAATCCTTAGTACCGCAGCTGATCTGCTATTAACTGGTCTTACCAGTGCATTAAACGGATTATTCGATGGATTAGAGGAAAAGCACCCGATAGCCGGACATATTGCAGAATGGCTTACAAAAGCATTTATTGCAGTAAAAATAGCAAATATCACAGGTATTGGAACTCTTGTTGGTTCAATTGTGGGACATATTGCAGGCAAAATAGCTGAAAAGAAAAATGCAGAACTAATTGCAGATAAACTTGCGGATGTGATAGGAAATGGTACAAGTGCGGCAAGTGAAGCAATAAAGGGAGTTGGAGATGCAGCGGAAACAGCTTCAACAGGCGGACTTAAAACGTTTTCTTCAACACTTGGTGCTATATTTGGAACCGCTGGGATTGTATTTGTTGCAACGGCATTATCTGTTAAACTTGCTAAAGGAATTGCAAGTATTACAGAAGCTGCGCAAGGTGGAAATGGTATTCTCACACAAACAGGTGGTTATCTCCATGATTATGCAGGCGAGATGGAAAGCGCGCATAAAATAACACAAGACCAAGCAGAAGAGCTTTGGAAGTTAATTGAAGCAGATGAAAGTGCTGGAAAATCAAATTCTGAAATGTACGATAGTTTCATTCAGAAACTTGGAGAATTCGGCGTATCAACCGAAGATGCAAGAAAAATTCTCGAAAAATACGGCGCACAGGCGGGCGTATCAACTGGATTTTTGGAAGATATGACTGACAAAGCTGTAGCCCTTGGAGATGGTGTATCTGAATCAGCAGGAAAATTTGATACAACCAAAATCAGTATATCTGATTTGAAAGACGAACTTTATCTTTTAAGTCTTAGTTCCGAGCAATTTAGTGGAGACTACTTAACTGCTAAAGATGCTCTTGATAGTGCAATATCTGGAAGAACATATGCTAATACAGAAGAAGCACTAGACGCAGTTTATACGTCATTAAAAAATGCTGGCGTTCCGTTAGATGAATTAGATGAAAAACTCAGAAAAGATTTTCCAGATGCAGTTGTCACAATGGAAACAAGTGCAAAGAATTCTTTCGATGGAATGAATACATCTGTGAAAACAGCAGTGGGAGGTATTACTACCGCTGTTGCAAATGCTTCTAGCTCCGTATCATCCAAGACAAAAACCGGCTTTGGCCTCGCCAATACCGCTGTAAGCACGGCAATGGATGGAATGAAAAAAAGCACAGAAAGCACAATGCCTTCCATTTGGTCGGAGATAAAGAACACGAATGACGATGTTGAAACCAACTCTAAAACCAATTGGGGAAATTCTGCAAGTGCTGTATCGACAGCCCTCGGAACCATGGACACCGATACAAAAGATGTAATGGGTAAGGTTATGACAACCATTCAAAGTTATTGGTCTTCTGTTCTTATCAATACAAACCAGATTTGGGAAAAGGCTTCTGGCAAGGTTGATACAGAAACCGAAAACATGAAGACTTTTACAGAATCTAACTTATCTGGTATTTCAGATTATATCACCAGTCTGTTCAGAAATGATTTAACATCAATGGGTCGGGAAACTGCACAATCTTTCGCTAATGGTATGAAACAAGTTCGGCTACCAACATTAACATATCGAATCTCTGAATGGAGAAAGCATAACCTAGGAAACGGAAAAACCAGTTCTACACCAGTTTACAAGCCTAATTGGTACGCCAAAGGTGGTCTTTTCAATGGCGCACAGGTAATTGGCATCGGTGAAGCTGGTTCTGAAGCCGTTCTTCCACTGGAAAACCCACGAACAATGAAGAAGATTGCAGACAGCATTGTTTCCAGTTCGGACGGAAGCATGGGACTTACAAAAGAGGAAATGGCAAAAGCAGTAGCACAGGGAGTTGCAATGGCAATGAGCATGAACAGCGGAAACAAGAATACGCAGTACATTATGAACAGTATTATTCTGGACGGAAGTGAGATTGCGAAAGCTGTAACAAAAGCCCAGAATGATACGGATAGCCGTTTCAAACCGTCCCCAGCATATTGATTTTTGACTGATTGTGTGGTATAATTTTTTCAATGAAGAAGTACACACGGTCTTGATTTTTTGAGCCGCTAAGAAGAAATTAATATTTCTCGATTTTGAGGAATTTTTATCTTACTTGGCGGCTCTTTTTTATTTTAAGGGAGGAAAAAAAGATGGAAAATTATATTTGTGCTATAAGAAGCCCATTTTCAAAATATCAACATTTCGTATATGTCGATCATAGAAATAGGGTTGCGCCAGGATTGATGAAAAAAAGAGGAATCAAAGAGTATATAAATAGAATTGCTGATATCAATAACACAAATTATCTTTTTATTGATTGCGAGGTAGAATCTCAAGATGTCGGTTCTTTTGTAGAAATGCTTGAAGAATTAAAAGGCGCAATGGCAAATGGGAGACACAATGATTACCAGGCAACATACGAGTTCATTCTCGGCACCATGCGTGACATGATGAATAAGAGCAGAAATAAATAATTTTGGTAAAACCAGTGGGCTAGGGTAGCTCCCGAAAAGCGTAAACCTTGATACGCCTGTCCACTGTTTTTATAAATCAAGGATTCTGGCACAATACGGAGAGTGCCTACGACCAACAAGGAGGTTATCTAATATGAAAGGTAAATTATCAGATCTTTTTTTATCCAGCAAAGAAAGCGTTATCATCAAACCAGATTTAGCAGTAAAATTAGGGCTAAATGAAGCCATTGTTTTACGCCAAATTTATTACTGGCTTGAAATAAATGAAAAATTGCAAAGAAATTATTATGATGGAAGATATTGGACTTTTAACACGATGGAAGAATGGCAAAAGAATAATTTCCCATGGTGGTCTACAAAAACTATAGAAAGAGCTTTTAAAAGTTTAATTTCTTCCGGAATTGTTATCACTGGAAATTATAATAAAGACCAAAGAGACCGTACAAAATGGTATTCCATCAATGAAGATGTTCTTGAAAACATATTAAATGGTATAGTAAAGGAAAACCCAAAGACAAATAGCCAATGTGCATCTGGACAGAATGACAAAAGGCATAGACAAAATGACGAAATGCACAAAGACAGTTCGGGGGAAGCATTACCAGAGAATACTATCAAAGATTATCATTCAGAAACTACTATACAAGATACTACATCTCCTATGGAGTTAAAAGAAGAGAAAAATGCATACCACTCTAACGAGTGGTTCAATTCTCAACATATCAAAAATATGTTGACCGAGGAGAACATCCAGTATACTCCAATAGACCGTAAATCTTTTAACTGGTCTGCATTCAAGAACCAGGTTTCAGTACGGATTGAAGAATTGGGATATACGACAAGCCCATATACAACCAATCGTTTCCTGGTAGTATCGAAGTATTTCTTCAAGAGGTACGAAGAACGAACCAGAAAACCGCACATAAAAATCAATCAAGACGCTTTGGATAATATCTTGGACAAGTTTGGATTCGGGCCAAATCCAGATTACTTTCAGAATGTTGAGATTGAAACATACATGAAAGTGATTGATGAATACTTTGGCACTTCATTTAGTGAGTACACGGATCACCATTATTCGCATTTCATGTCTGGCTACATACGGAAAAATTTGTTAATGAAAGTTGAAGACAGGGAGGACACACTATGAAAAGAATCAAAGCACTACTGGCAACCATTATCTGTATTTGCGTTATCACAGGGTTAACAGGCTGTGCAGCCAATGACGATTACATGAATGACGTGAAAGGAAATCTTTCTGGTAACAGCTACACAATCTATACCTACGACAACTACGGCCAAAAGGTTATGACTACCACTGGGGACAAGATCAACATTGCCGGGAATAAAACCAAATCCAAGGGCTACGATAGTGAGGGTAACGAAACAACCAGCTATGACGTATCTTCCGTTATTACAATTCTGATTGACGGTAAAGAAATTGAAAGCTGTGGTGATACTTGTATTTTTGAGCAAAAAGGATTGAAGCCAGAGGTTGATTTTACACAGGAGAATATAATTAGCCATTCAACCGGGAAGATTTCAGAGAACACATACATAGCCGGGATTGTGAATTATTATAAAAATTATTTCGGGAAATCCAGGGTTGTAGTAATCAAATCTCAACTTGGACAGCCAATAGCCGCATATTCTGGTGACGAGGTGTTCTGGAAAATCCCGGACGATCTACCTAAAATGACAAAGTTAATGATTGACGGAAAAGCTCTTTATATCCACAGGGCGAATTTCCAGATTATTGACAAAGAATTACTGCGATAAAATAACCAAATCCGTTTCAAAACCTCTCACACGATAAAATATAGGCACAAGCCAATAAAATTGATTTTTGAGCAAAGAAATTAATTAATTGTGGAGAATTAAAACATATGAGCCAAATAGGAACAGAACTTCCAACAGAATATTCAGACCGTTTCGATAAATTACGCCAGAATAGGGTTGAGGTAAGCTTTTACAAATATGGCACGGCAAAGGATAATTTCGGTGAGAAGTTGGTAAACGCCTTGGAATCCCACGATATGTGCATCAAAAAGTATCGTGAGACTGGGAACACAGAATATCTTTGCGATGCAGCAAATTATCTCATGTTTGAATTTATGTACCCTCAGATTACAGGTGCATACTTTAAGGCAACAGATAGCGGAGAAAGTGCCGGAGTTTCCGGAACACCGATTAATAAGCTGAAGGAGAAGTGGTATTGATGGACTTTAAACAGACTTACTTTTCCATCTGGCAAGAAATATGGAATCTCCACAAGAAGTATGCCTTTATCTCAAAGGACGATATCCCGAAGTGGGAAAATCTCACCATGGAAGCAAATCAGATTCACGATAAATACTCCGATTCGGTCGGCGCAAAATTTGCCGAAGCTCTTTTGTTTGCCGTAACTGCGGAAATTGATAGAAAAGCGAAATAGGACTTCCAGAATGCGTCCCAAGGTGGTACAATATGGGTATCAATTATTGGGAGGTATGAGTGTATGAAGAAAGTGAAAAGAGTTATTGTTGCGGCAACTGCAATAATATGTGAGTGTTTTTCACCTATCGCAGTAAAAGCAAGTATTGATGATGTAAATACATTTTTACAACAGTATGAAAATGATGATAATGCATTTTATACAGAAGAATACAGCGGAAAAGATTCGGAAGGGACGGAATATAAAACACTTATCGTCAGAACTGATTTATTTAAAGTAAATGTCAGCTTTATGGATATGGATGAAATTTTTGCGAATATGTCCTCACAGGAATGGTTTGACTATACCACTATTTGTAGCATAGGTATTAGTTCAAATGTTGGTTCTTTATTGTCAACTAATGTCTATGATACAAAAAGTGGAACGAAAATAAATAGCTTAAGCGATCATCCTTTATCAATGAGATTTCCTTGGATAATAAAAACCGAAAACGAACTTTCAGATGAAGAACGTACTTTCCTTATGAGGATAACGCAAGAAATATTACAAAGCGAGTTGGATAAATCCATTTCATTGAATATCGGAACTGAAAATGAGAGTAAATGCACATTCAAAGCTTGCAATGGCTTAGCAGAAGTCAGCGGAGAATACGAATTGAATAACGTATCATATAAATTTATAACTCAGTTTACTTACGAAACAGAAGATAACCAGAATGGAACATACGAAGAGTTATATACAGGCGCAAATGATATAGATATATTTGGAACAAAAGTAATGTTTGAACATAGAACATACGATAAGTAGAAAAAATCGGCTAGGAATTTCTCCCTAGCCTTTTTTCTTTCATAATCCATTCGTAGAGCCATTTCCATAAATTTGGGATTCTTCATCCTTTTTATTATCAGAAAGTACATTGTCAGCTTCTTCCAACAGTTCATCGCCTTTAAGCCAAGCATATGATATATATACGCTGGTTTCATCACCGTAATCGTAGGATTTAAGTGCTACGGAAGTATCATTTGCTCCATACCAAGAAGTATATTGTTCTTTAGTTCCGAAAGGAGAGGTATAATTGGATGTATCACTTGGCTCTCCATAAATTTCTGACAGCTTGCTCGAAAGATCAGAATACATTAAATCTAAATCTTGCGGTTTTTCAAATTCATATTGTGCTCCGTACAAAACCGTATTTTCTTCGTCAAAGGAAATTTCGTTTTCTACTGAATAAGTATAATAAAGATTCATGGAATATATTGGATATCCAGCAACGTCAATGTTGGGAGAAACAAACGGAGATGCGCAAAAGCAAATCGCTCCATCATAATCGTTATCATCACCATATTCTACACCATTTAATACATTTTCAACAGTTTCGGCGCTTAACCCTTCCATTGTTGAGCCATATAAGTCTGCTTCTGGTATAAAAGTACATGTATCATTAAAATTTGTTCCCCATGGAATATCCCTAAAAAGAATTTCTTTATCTGTTTTAGCGAACACAGGCGTAATACTTGAAAAAATGGATGTTAAAGCCAAAATCATAATAAATTTTCTTTTCATGTAAAATCCCCCTCTTTAGTATGATATACATATTTTACCACTCCAAAACGGATAGTGGAATAGGAAATTTGAAAAAAAATAACGATTCATCAAAATGACGAATCGTCAGTAAAAAACTGTCGTGAATTTCAAGACGGTTAATAGCTGTTCCACAAATTTATGGAGCTGTTTTTCGCAATGAGAAGCGAACGGACAAATTGACCTTTCGTTACTATGGCAAACTGTTTATTCATACAAGGTGCACAAATTTGAGCAGCTTATATGGGTTTTAGCCATACATGGCGAAAAGGCGTAGAAATTTCGACACCTTTTATTTTTAATAGGGGTGCTTCTAATTTGATGCACCCTACTTCTATGATTGATATTTTGAACTATCATCAATTTGATGACGGTTAGCATTTCGGACAATTTGTCCTAGGTTCGCCACAATGACTAGTGACTCCGCATTCATGCGGAAAAGTGGATGCTTCAATCACCAAAGTCAATTTTACTTCGGCTAACTGCGACTCTTCCTAAAAGACGAGACGCACACTGTCGAAAATTCGACAGTGAATAAGCCGCCGAAATTTCGGCTCCATTATTTTGTGGAAGCCAATTCTACTAAAATTTTAGCGAAAAGGTGTTCGTCATAATGACGAGAACCTTGATTGATACGTTTTCTAAAATAATAGAAAATGCTCTTGACTTTTGTACGCCCATAAATTATAATGAATTATGCAAGGACAAAATAAGGAGGTGAACAAAATGTCCCCAAGAACAGGTAGACCACCTGTAAATGGTGAATCAAGAAAGGAAAAGCTCAATATTCGTCTTACAAAAGAAGAAAAAGGACGCATAGACAAATGTGCAGAAGAACTTGGAATTTCAAGAACGGACACCATTATGAAAGGAATCGGTCTAATAGAAGATGAAATAGGCGAAAAATAAGGAACTGGCTCCCTAGGAAAGAAACAGTCCCTTATACAACACCCCCTACAGGGGATATGCAAATTATAACACTGTATATCCCCTGTTTGCAAATAGATTTTTTAACAACAGGAGGATTTTCTATATGAACGAAATCACAATTAACACAGCAAACCGGACACCTATTGAAATCGCACTTGGCATTGATGAAGAGGGAATGACTACTGCAAGAAAGTTATATGCCTTTTTAGAATTGGATTCTAGCAATTATTCAAGATGGTGCAAGAGCAACATTACAGGAAATGAATTTGCAGAGGAAAACGTTGATTATTGGGCATTCGTCATTAATGACGAATGGGGAGGGCAGGCTACTAAGGACTACAAAATTACTGCTCATTTTGCAAAGAAGTTATCGGTAAAAGGTAATAGCGAAAAAGCAGAAGAAGCTAGAGAATATTTTACTAGACTTGAAGAAAAGGTAAAACAACAAGTAATTGATTATTCTAAACTGTCCCCGGAACTGCAAATGTTTAATCAGATTTTTCAACAGGTAGCCAAAACTGAACTGGAACAGAAGAAACTTGCGGAGCGTGCCGACCAACAAGAGAAGAACATGAAAACCATCATTGATACCTTTAAAGGAACGGATTCCGATGTTGGCACAGAGAAGTGGGTAAACAGATGTATTTCAAAGATTGCCGAGAGCGATGATTTCTCTTACTCATTCGGGAATAAATATGCCGCCGCCAGAAACGAAAGCTACCGCAGATTATCGGACAGGGCTGGTTGCCGATTAGATCAGCAACTTAGAAATGCGATTTCCAGAGCCGAGGAAAGAGGATGCACCAAGGCACAGACTAACCAGATTAATAAACTGTCCGTGATTATGCAGAATAAGCGGCTGAAAGAGATTTACGTTAGTGTGATTAAAGAAATGATGATTGCATACAGAGTAGAAATCGCATAATTAGATTTTTACAGGGATACACAGGAGGAAAATAAAATGACAAAGGCTGAATTACAGAAAACAATTGACGAACTGAACGCAGATAACAACGAGTGCTTAGTGCTTCTGGATGAGTATATGTACCGCCAGAGAATCATTGAAAATCTTATCAATTTGAAAGACCTGTCAAAATTAAAGGGAATGTATCTCTTTACCAAACAGTTAATCGGGAAAGCGTGATCGTATGGCAAACAGAATCCAGTTCAATGACTTTCAGAAAAAGAGCGTGTACGCCAAGTGCAACGGAAAATGTGCGATATGCGGTAAGTCTGTCAAATTCAAGAAAATGACAATCGACCACATTACGCCGTTGTCTCGGGGCGGCACAAATGATATTAAGAATCTGCAACTGGCGTGTAAGCGTTGCAACAGCATGAAGAGCAACATGACAATGGATGATATGATGGGGCAGATTTCCGAGATTTTGAAGTATAACCGCAAACAGAAGTTGATTAGAGCGTTAGGAGGAATTGTGGAATGACACGTAAGGAAGAGATTTTGAAGATGATTGATAAAATCAAAAAAGAAAAAAATATTAATATGCTTTATGGCGTAGTTAAGACAATGGTTGAATACGAAGACAATAAATGATACCAAAATATACTGAATTATACCATCTCCATATGCTATGATATATAATCATAATATCTTAAAGCGTTTACCTTTCGGGGTAGGCGCTTTTTTGTTGCCAAAAAATAAATCGTAAAGGAGATATGAATTTATGCTGGTAGAAATCGTTGGAAAAAGATACGAAGAGAAACTTATTACAACAAGTCTGAAAGTTGCAGAGGTTTTTGAGAAAGAACATAAGAATGTTCTACAATCAATTGAAAATCTCGTGGCTGATAATTCAGCCGCCAAATTTTTTCAACTTACAACATATAAGAATCGTGGAAAAGAATATCCAATGTACGAAATGGATAGAGACGGTTTTTCCTTGCTTGTAATGGGCTTTACTGGTGAAAAAGCCTTACAATGGAAAATTAAGTATATTGAAGCCTTCAACCAGATGGAAAGCGAGTTAAAACGCTTATATACAGAACGCCAGCAATGGCAAATTGAACGTGACAAGGGTGTTGTTATTCGGCATATCCTAACAGATACAATTAAGATGAAAATAACGGAAAGTCCAAATAAGAGATTTGCTTACCCGAATTATACAAATCTGATTTATCGTAATTTATTCGGAAAAACAGCCAAAGAACTTGAAAGTGATTATGGCGTAAAAGCAAAAGAGAATCTTAGAGATTTCTTCACAGGTGATGACTTGGCGAAAATTCAGAGTATGGAAATGCTTGTAAGCAGCCTTATTAATTGCGGGTGGGGATATCAGCAAATCAAAGAATTTATTCAAAGAGAAGCAACAAAAATGATTGCTTGAGAGCACTCCAATTTGAAATCAGAGTGCTAAAGTAGGTGAATATATGGCAGAAGCATTTTTAAAAGTGGATGGGGTAGCATTGCCTTGTCCTTCTTCTTTTACATGGGGGTTACAGGATATATCGGCGGCAGAATCTGGCAGAACAGACGATACGACCATGCATAAAAATAGAGTTGGACAGAAACGAAAGCTGTCTGTAGGTTGGAATGGCCCAGACTGGGATACTGCTTGCAAAATTATACAGGCAGTAAATCCAGAGTACATACAGGTCACATATCCAGACTTGCTGTCTGCGAACAAGCACGAAACCAGAACATTTTATGTTGGTGACAGGGAATCACCCTTTAAGTGCTGGTGGATAGGCAATGAGCGCATGGAAGGACTTAAATTTGATTTTATCGAGAGGTAAAATATGCGAAATTTATCAACGGAATTTAAAGAACAACAGAATAGTGGGAACCGTAACTATCTGAAATATGCAGATTTTACCTTTACGGACGGAAGTACATTATCCATTACCGACAAAGACTTATGGTCTAATGGCTTCAAATTTGAGGATGCAGTATCGCAAAGTGGTTCTTTTGATATCGGCGCAGCTATCGTAAATAAGCTGACATTGCAGATCAACAACTTTTCTGGCAAGTACACAGATTACATCTGGGACGGAGCGAGAGTTGTTTGCCATATTGGGCTTGAATTATCTACTGGTATTGAGAAAATCCGTATCTGCACTATGACAGTAACAGATGCCCCATACCAGAACACAGCTATTATCAGCCTAACTTGTGAAGATTCCATGCGATTATTTGATCGTGATTATTCAGAAAGTAAGCTGACTTATCCGGCAACTAGATTACAGATCATCCAGGATGCTTGCGAGGTGTGCGGAGTAACACTGCAATCAACAAGATTTGATAACGATGATTTTGTAATCCAGAATCGACCAGATGATAGCAGCATTACTTTCCGACAGGTAATTGCATGGGTAGCACAGATGGGCTGCCAGTGGGCGAAAACAGATGCATACGGCAGATTATGCCTTGACTGGTACAAAAATGAAGTACCGGAAAATTTTTATAATAAGGCAGAAGTACCATGGAATGATATTGAAGGGAAAGACATCTTAGATACCGCTGGTGCACAGATTATCACTGTTATGCAAAAGGGTATTACAGCCATAGATACGAATGGATTCACACCATGGTTGTATGATGTTGAAATAACAGGCATAAAAGTTGCAGAATACGTTGAAAATTCTTCTAAAAATGAAGCGAAAACATATCAGTCGGGGAAAACTGGCTATGTTATCGAAATCAGTGATAATAAGCTAATTCAAGAGGGCTCCGGGGAGAAAATCTGCCAGATTATCGCAGACAGGTGCGTGGGGCTAAAATTCAGACCATTTACTACAGGCGCATTGACTAATATAGCATGGGAAGCTGGTGACACCATTGAGATTTCCGACAGAAACGGGAAACAGTATAAGAGCTTCCTAACTTCTGTTACTTTGAATCCAGGCGCATTTGAGCAACTTGAATGCAGTGCTAAGAGTGTATCTAGGAATAAGCAGAAACAGTATACACTTAACCAACAGATGCAAGCTGAAAACAAAAAGAACTTAAAAGATGAACGTACCGCCAGAGAAAAGGCACTGGAAGAATTATCACAACGCCTTGCGGAATCTTCTGGAACATACACGACAGTAGAAACACAGCCGGACGGAAGCAAAATCTATTATCTTCATAATAAGCCACAGTTGTCCGATTCTGATATTATATGGAAAATGACTGCGGAAGCATGGGCTGTTTCTACAGATGGTGGGCAACATTGGAATGGTGGCATGACAGTTGATGGTGATGTGATTGCCAGAATCCTTACGGCTACAGGTGTTAATGCAGATTGGATTAATACGGGAACCATTAAGGCTATTGATAAAGATGGAAACATAACTTTCCTGGTTGATGTAACAACAGGAAGGGTTGTTATTAATGCGGATTCCGTACAAGTCAAGGGAAAAGATGTTAATGCGATTGCAAAGGAAAAAGCAGAAACAGAAGTAAATAATTTTATAAGCAATACATACACAACTGATATCAATAATTTGCAGTCTCAAATCGACGGACAGATTGAGACTTTTTTTTATGACTATGAACCGACCTTGCAGAATATCCCGGCTTCCGAGTGGACTACCAACGAAGAACGAAAGAAACATGAGGGCGACCTATTTTACTGGAAATCCAGGGGATATGCGTACCGTTTTATGCAAGATGGGGCAACTTGGAAATGGCAATTGGTACAAGATACCGATATCACGTTAGCACTTGCCGCCGCAGAAAAAGCGCAAGATACGGCAGATCATAAGCGCAGAGTATTCGTAGTTCAGCCAGAGCCACCTTATGACATTGGAGACTTATGGACACAAGGCTCTAATGGTGATTTGATGAGATGTAAAGTTGCCAGAGCAAGCGGTTCTTATTCTGCTTCAGATTGGGAAAAGGCTTCAAAATACACAGATGATAGTTCTTTAGATTTATTTATCAATGGCGTTTTTAAAGATTCTCTTAATTCTTTAAAAACACAGATTGATGGAAAAATTGAAACTTGGTATCAGCCAAACGACCCTTCTCTTAAATGGACAAAAACAGAGGAACAACCATGGTGCGATATTGACGGAAACAAGATTCTGGATGAATCCGGGAATGAAATTATCTTGGTATGGGAATCAGAGAAAGCAGAGCATGAAGGTGACCTTTGGCACAATACTTCTGATAACACTCAATGGATTTACAAATCCGGTATTTGGCAACCACAATCCATACCAAATGAGCTGTTAGACAAGATAGATGGGAAGTCATCTGTCTATATGGTTCAGCCAAAACCGCCATATTACGAAGGTGACTTGTGGGTGACAACCAATAGTGAAGGAAAGGCTTCCCTCAAAACATCCACTGTAAATCGTGTTGGCGGAGCGTTTGACGCATCCGATTGGATTGATTTCAAGTATGCAGACAAAGACGATATTAAAAATGCAATTGATAAGTATGATACCAGTCTTGGACAGGATGAAGTGTTCAATAAACTCACAAAAGGCGGCACTGAACAGGGAATCTATATCAAAGATGGAAAAGTATACATTAATGCAAAATATATTCTGGCTGGACTGCTTGCTGGTGAGAGAATCAATGGTCGAGGACTGAAAGTTATTGATGACGACAATAATGTGACTTTAGAAATCGACAGCAACGGAAATGTTATTCTAGCTCCAAAGACTTTTTCGCTACAAGGAAAGACGGTCGATGAGATTGCTAATAGCTCAGCAAAATCAGCTGTCGATGGACAGACACAAGTCGATATTTTCAGCAAGCTTACCAATGGTGGCAAGGCACAGGGAATTTATTTAGACGAAAACGGAAACATTTATGTAAATGGACAATTTATTAAAGCGTTGAGCATAGCCGCTAATGCTCTAGCAGCTGGTTCTATTACCACAGAAAAATTAGATGCTAAGGCGGTCACGGCTGAAAAAATGTCCTTGAATGAGCTTGCGGCAATTGGAGCCACTATAGGCGGATTTACGATTCAAAACAACAGAATTTATAATAAAAAAAATGGAACCCTACAGATTTCCGTAGGAAATGAATATAACGCTCCATCAATGCTTGCTATGGATGCACAAGGACAATTTATTAAATACAGCGCAAGTGGTATTGCATCCTCTTACGCTAACTCATTAAATTTAACACCACATAATACAACAACAGAAAGTGGCTTTACAGACGGTTCAAAACATTATCTGGGAAGAACACAATTCAATTCAGATGTTAGTATTTTTGGCGATTTTAAGGTTTCTGGAACAAAATCCATAATAGCTGACACTGAAAACTATGGAGAACAGCTATTTTACTGCTACGAGACTCCAACTCCAACTCTGGGAGATTTTGGCGGTGGCGTAATCGGAGATGACGGAATCGCAATCATTATGATTGATGATATATTTCAGGAATCGACCGACACAGGAATCGAGTATTATGTGTTCTTACAGAATGAAGGAGAGGGACAAACATGGATAGCTGAAAAGACAAATACTTATTTCAAGGTAAAAGGAACACCAGGCTTGCATTTTGCGTGGGAGCTGAAAGCAAAGCAGAAAAATAAAGAATTTATACGCTTTAATGCCGGAAAAGAAGATAGGGAAGTTAATTTTAGATTGAACGACATTGAGAATGAAATGTTCTCGGAAAGAGAAAAACTAATTCAAGAAATGGAAGGAGAATTATTATGAGCGTGATTAAAAAGCTTACATCATTTATGAAACTGTCAACAGGAGAGGGCGATAGAATCGCCTTTACCTACTCAACGATTGATACCGAAAGTGGAAAGGTTTTGAGCCAGAACGAGAAAGGAAATTTTCTCATTTTTGACGATGGGCTTTCGGCAAACATTAAGGCAATTGAAGACTATATCAATAAAAATCAGTTGAATTAAAGGAGGACAGCAACATGCCGAAATGGACTGAATACACATCAAAAAATACGTTAGCGGATAATGACGAAGTAATGCTGTATGACGCAACTGCGAGAGCGAATAAGCGCGGATTAATGAGCAAGTTTTGGGATTATGTAGTTGATAAAATGGCAACGGCTGTTATCGGTAAATTGGAAACGGAAAACAAGACAGTTATCGGGGCACTTAACTATTTATATGGCAAGACAAATATCATTTCTTATCCTATACGATCTAAACTTGATTTCATAACGGTATCTGGTAATTTTTTGTGCATTGGAAATATTGTCATTTATCACTTTACAATTAAATCAACTAAAGATTGGAGTGGTCAATCGGTTCCTATATTCAGAGATGTTCCTGTGCCTATTGTAAATGATACGTGTCTTTCAGGTATGGCATACACTGGCAATGGAGTTTATAAAACATCTTTCAGATTATACAGTGGTATACTTTATTTAAATGAAAGCCTTTCTGCCAATGTCCCATACATTGTTACTGGATCATATATAAAAAATAATTAAAATAATCCTATGAAAACAGGATTTTCATAAACATCACATTCGAAAAGAATTATTTTATTATCACTGTCTATTTTTACTGTAGCCGCGCTTATACCACTGCCTTTATATATTGTTGCTAAACCACAGTTATTAAAATATGCGTTATTGGTCTGTGATACGCTGACTAAATATAAAGCTCGTCTACATATACATAAAATTCCCTGATCTTTAAATGCAGGAGTAATTTTATAGATGTATCGAGTTCCAAAAGTTGATGTCACGGCTGGCTTTTTTAATGACTTGCCATATAAATAGTTAGCGAAAAACAAATAAAATCGTAAAAACTCTATTCGCAAAAGATAATACATGATATAATCAGTATATCACAACAACAAAAAGGGAGCTGAGTTCCCGACTACCAATCAAAAAAACTCAGCTCCAAGCACCACAAAGGGTACAAGGATATTATAGCATAGTACCTTCCCTTTGTGGCAACAACAGCCATGATTCCGTGAAATTTAATCATGGTAGGTATATTGTGTAAAAAGTTTATGCTAAAGAGCATCCCATTTGGGGTGCTTTTTATTATGCACTTTTTAACCTCAATAATGAAAGGAGAACATACATGAATATCAATACCTCATTAATCAGCAACAACAACAGTTACGCAGGACAAACACCTCTGTATATTGTTATTCATAATACAGATAATACAGCCAAGACAGCAGACGCTAAGGCACACGCCACTGCACAGCATAACGGCAATTTTAAAGGCTATTCAGCCCACGTATTCGTTGATGATAAGTCAGCATATCAAGCCTTGCCGTATAATCGCGGAGCATGGCATGTTGGGGTAAATTACGGCGGTAAGCTTTTTGGAACTGTAAACAATCACAACTCTATTGGAATTGAAATGTGTATGAATGCCGGATATAACTACGAAAAAGCATTCCATAATACCGTTGATGTGTGTAAGCAGCTTATGAAGAAATACGGAATCCCAGCAAGCCGAGTAGTGCAGCATTACGATGTGTGCGCTAAGAATTGTCCATCCGTTATCCGCGGAAAAGGTGACTGGGATAGATTCAAGAAGCTTATTTCTAGCGAAACCACAACAACATCAACCACAAAACCGACAGCAAAGGTTGACAAGTATTACCGTGTCCGCAAGACCTGGAAGGATTCCAAGAGCCAGATAGGGGCTTACAAGTCACTGGAAAATGCGAAAAAAGCTTGCAAGGCTGGATATACTGTGTTTGATTGGAACGGAAAAGTAGTGTATTCCATGACAGCAAAGAAAAGTGTAGCCCAAGTTGCAAAAGAGGTAATCAACGGCGAATGGGGGAACGGACAGGATAGACGAGACCGTCTGGAATCCGCTGGCTACAATTACGCAGAAGTACAGAAAAAAGTCAATGAATTACTGAAATAATAATACTCCCGGGGTTTTCCCGGGAGCTATTTAAATGTCGTATATTCCTCAAATTCGTTTCTTATTTTTGCATAATCTTTTCTTCTGATCGGCACTGTATTTCCAGAAAACATAAGGAACGAAGTGTTTATTTCTTTTACCTCATCCATGTTTATTATGTAGCTCTGGTGACACCTCAAAAATCTGGAATCCAGTAATTCTTCAATATCGGATAGTTTACATCGTTCCGTATAAACTATACCGCAAGTGCAGTGAATAATGATGTATTTGTTTCGACTCTCAATATATTCGATATTTTGAAATTCCACCCGATGAATAAAGTCTTTTCCTTTTATCATAAGAGTGCTTTTGCTGATATGTTCCAGAGCATGATTGAAAGCAGTATACATTCTGCCGTTTTCAGATCCTTTTATGATATAGTGAACCGGGAGTATATCAAGAGCTTCAAAAACATACTCTTTGTGGGCTGTCCAGAAAATAATATTTCCATCATAGCCATTTAATCTCAATTCCTTTGCAACTTCAATTCCATTTTCTTCTCTCAAAACGATATCCAAAACTACAATATCATACCATTCGCCATCTGCCACATCATCAATAAGCGGCTGCCCTTTATCATACGGAGTAATCAATGCTTTTATATCACCATTTCGTTTGAGAAAATTATTAATCCGATGCATAAATATATCAATCTGGATTTCGTTATCATCACATATTGCAATTCGCATTCAAATCATCCCTTTTCATGTAAAATTCGCCACCAGAGGTGCTAATTTCGCCATTTCCTGTGTAATTGTATATTTTTTGATACAATGTTATTGTAATACATTAAGATGATAGTGTAAAGGGGATGGATTCATGGAGAAACATAAAAAAATCATAATTGTGTTTATACTGATATTCGTGCATGTGCTCTTGATTCAATATGTTTACTTCTGCCCGGATCGTAGTATTATCTTTGGGAGGAATAAAACTATCGAAACTGCAAAAGCAGAGGTAAAACAGGTTGTCCATGAGCGCTATAAATCCCTCGCTGACAAGCATCCAGCCCCTTTATTTCTATCTATTACTATTACGATTTGGAAAAGCAAAAATCACAATATTTACACAAAAAGACTTATAATTCATAGAAAAATCAGGAGAAACCAGTTTGCCAGAAAGGACTTGAGTGGAGATGATTCCGTCCCATTATATGGTTATGAAGACATGATATAATTTAATAAACAGGAACAAATGTTTGGAATATTGGGAGGGATTTACGTGGATTACAAGAAAGAAATTATTGAGATGATAGAAAAAATTACAAAAACAGAAAATATATCTATGCTATATGGAGTTGTCAAAACGATGGTTGAATACGAAGACCAAAAAGAAAAAAAGCAGGGAACTTAATCCCTGCTTTTTGTTATTTGACAAATCGCTCCATGAATTTCCAGAAAAGCTCTTTGTCTTCTTTGGATAGCTGAAAGTACTTTATTATGGCTTCTTTGGCTTTGGGATCTTCGTTGCTAATTTTTGTGCAGATAGTGCCATAGTCAACGTCAATATCTTTTTCTTTTTTTCCATTACCAGTTTTTAACCATTCTTCATTCAAACCAAATTCATCACAAATATCATTGATAGTTCTGTCAGAAATATTCTTATTACCATTTTCGAATTGATTAATGAAATTTCTTGAAAGATTCAGTTTTTTTGCAAAGGCTTCTTGGCTTAAATGATGTTCTTTTCGGATTTCAATAATCCTATCTCTCATTGTACTTCCTCCTTTCGATATTATAATACCACAAAAATGTTTACAAGTCAACGATTTTATTGTTGACAACTGAATACTAGTGTGCTATAGTATGTTTACAAGGAAACAGAAAGGAGTGATTAAATGACAGATTTAAACAGAAACGACATTGAGGACGGAAAGCGTATTGCTGATATTTTTGCTACATTATCAGAAGAAAACAAGAACATGGCAATCGTTTACCTGTCAGCATTGCGAGACAAGGAAATTGCTGATTCAAGTAAAAGGGAGAGTTCTTAATGGAGGTGGGGAATGAACATATTGAATGCCATTCCCATGTCAATAACACTAATTATTTGCTGCTGTATGTCTTATTGGCACGGAAATAGCGAACATGGAATGAGAAAAGCAGGATTGACTTATACAGTTATATTGGGAACTGTTTCCACGATTCTTTTAATTGTTCAGCCAATATTTTTGTAAATTTGTATAGCTTTTCTTTTGATTCTGGTTTTCGTTCAATAATTGATTTATAAAGCGAATTTGCTTCTTCCCAGTTTTCACTAGGAAGATAAAACAACATTTCGTGAAAACATTCGCATAAATCAATTTTTTCATGTTTGTAATCAGATTCAATTTGCTTTGAAGCGTACTTGATGAAATTTTCATAGGCTGATTTTTTACAATTATAGTAATCGGATTGTTTAGAAAATTTGAAATCAAGTTTTTTCATTTCTGATTGAAAAATATTATTTAGATAGTTAGTGATTGCAGGAGTGGCAACAGCAACTACTAAAGCAATCCACGAAGCAACAGCACTCCAGTCCATATAGTTATCACCTCCCCTCTTATAGGGAGTATAACACAAGAAAGGAGAGATTATAAGGAGAAGATGACAATTATCAAATTTAAAAATGGGGAAACAATCGAAATTCCGTGTGTGTTCCCAGATGATATTGTGAAACCAGACATTAGAGATCAACTGATACGTTTGGAATGGAATGACGCTGGAAAGCAATATTGTTTGAAATTTAACCCAGTAGATGTGCTCTATGTAAAAGAGATTACATAAAGCACACCAGATAATTATTTAGCTGATGGGTATTCTGTTGCAGTTGCTTTACCAACTTTGACAGGTTCTTTGTTTAACAAGGTAAGAAATTCATCGTTGTATGTGTGGTATAAATTAAGAATTTCTTTTGAACCAGAACCTTCCTTAACTGCTTTGGCAACAGCTAAGTCGTGAGCAATTTGAAAGTTATCCATTATTAGCACCTCCTTCCTAAAGGAGATTATATCACAGAAAGGAGACTAATGAACGAATTACAGATTTTTAATTCGCCAGAGTTCGGAGATATTCGGATAGTAATGGTTGAAAGCGAACCAATGTTTTGTTTATCTGATGTATGCAGAGCGTTGGAGATAACAAATGTTGGAAATGTAAAACAACGGTTATCTGAAAAGGGTATCCGTACTATGGATACCCTTACAAAAGGTGGAAATCAGAAACTTCTGTACATCAATGAAGCTAATTTGTACAAAACAATATTCCAAAGTCGAAAAGAATCGGCACAACGTTTTACAGATTGGGTGACAGATGAAGTCCTCCCATCCATCCGCAAACACGGCGCATACATGACCGAACAGGTCATTGAAAAAGCGTTAACTTCACCGGACTTCTTAATTCGGCTTGCAACACAGTTAAAAGAGGAACAGGAGAAGCGAAAACTGGCAGAGTCCGAAGTAAAGATGAAAAATCAGATTATTAGCGAACTAAAGCCTAAAGCTGATTATTATGACGAGATTCTGAAAAACCCTGGCCTTGTCACAATCACACAGATTGCAAAAGATTACGGAATGTCTGGAAAGAAAATGAATGACATTTTACATAGCCTAGGTATTCAGTACAAGAAAAGTGGACAGTGGTTGTTATATGACAGATATTCCAAGAATGGTTACACACATTCGGAAACTGTTGATATTACCAGATCAGACGGAAGACCAGATGTGAAAATGAATACCAAGTGGACGCAAAAAGGAAGAATCTTCCTTTACAGCACATTGAAAGAAAAAGATATTCTTCCAGTTATTGAGATGTTAGATGAAACAGCATAAATGAAAACAGGGAGGTGAATACAGAATGATAGAAGATAGCTATATTTCTGAAAGACTATCCGATTATGATTCTAAAATATTTCTGCTATATCACCGAAGAAACGGACAGAAAGCAAGCAACCTTGTAGAAAAAGTGAAAAACGAAATTGCCGATTGCGGCCTGTCCGCTTCTGAAGCGAAAGGATTTTTAGAGTATATGAAGATTGTTATTGATGCCCAGTCACATCTTCCCATTCAGAAATAACGGAAGTTTTTATGGAATTTGCTCCAGGAACATTTCCACTATCAATTTCGCTTGCAATATGAAGCATTGAAATTATTTCTTTGGAATAGGGATGCTCTTTTCCACAATTCGGGCACACAACTTTGTCTGTACTTATTTTTTCATTTATAAAGTATTCACAATAACAAGTACAGGAAACTTTTAATTTGAGAAACATTTTAACACACCTCCTTTCTGAACACATTATAACATTCAGAGGGAGAGAATAAAAGAAAACAGGGAGGAAAAACAATGATTAAATTTGAAAACGGTTTAGTTAACATTTCTGGTAAAGGGATTGATATTCTTTCAGAGTATGCAGTTATCACCCACGAAATTAAAGAGATGTTCGTAAAAGATGGTGGAAAAGAGGAAGAAGTAAAAGAACAGCTCAGACATTCGTTCGAGCATGGACTTATGAACGAGGAAGAACTTGACAAAGAAATCAAGGAAAAGTTCAAACAGGCAGATGCAATTATTCCGATTGTGTCGCTTCTGGGAGAAATGCTTAAAACATTTGGAGCAAAAGATAAGGAGGACTAGGCATGGGAGAAACTAAGAGCACAGATTACATTCCAGAGAATGCCAATGAAGAATATGCACTTCTGGTTGGAAGATTAAAGGCATTTGAAGCTTGGGCGAATAGCGTGAAAGATTATGATTTCACAAAGGACATGGCATTCAGAATGCTTGGGCTTGGTTTAGAGGAATCAAAGGAGGAAAAGAAAGAATGAAATGCTTTAAAGGCTTTGACAAGGACTTAAAGTGTAGAGATTTCCAGTATGAAATTGGAAAAGAATACACAGAAGAAAAAGCAAACATTTGTAATTATGGATTCCATGCTTGTGAATTCCCGATGGACGTATTCGGTTATTATCCTCCTTCAGATTCCAGATATTGTGAAGTTGATCTTGAAGCGAATGATCAGAAATCACCTGATGATAGCAAGAGAGTTGGGAAGAAAATTTCCGTGAAAGCAGAAATTGGAATTGCTGGAATTATCAAAGCTGGCGTTGAATACATCAAAGAGCAAGTTAATTGGGAAGATGATAAGGCAACCAATACCGGAAATTATTCAGCGGCAACCAATACCGGAAATTATTCAGCG